ATTTATGCGGGTTTGAGAGAATTGATACCGAGTTCGAATCTCCCTTCCGCTACTTTATTTTTGTTTAAGAAAACCTTGTGAAGCCTTGATTTTACTGAAAGAAAGGAGTTTTTGAATGGTGTCTTTTCTAAAGGTTAAAATCAAAGGTAACACTAAAGGTAACACGAACGGATGTATGGACGCTTAATGCGTTCTTTTTTTGTTGTATTTTTTGACGGCAAACTGTCGGAATCGTGACGGTTTTGCCGCCTTTTTTTATGCAAAAATATAATCAAAGGGAGGGATGGTGGTGTTTTCAGATGAAGTTCTTGAAAAAATTTTTGCCAGAAAAGAGTTACAGTCCTTGGACTTGTCAACGCAGTCGTCTATCATACACGCAATAGAAGATGTTTTAGAGGAGGTCAAACAGGATGAATATGAGCGGAGCATACCAGAATCCGATTTATAATCAGCAGATGCAGCAATACGGGCAGCAGTACGCATACAATCCGTATATGAATCAGCCACGCATTGATAATACACAAAATTATATGCAGGCACCGCAGCAAATTCAGCAGCAGATCCCGGTTCAAACTTTTGGCATAAATGGAAAAGTAGTTCCGGCGGTAGAAAACATCACTGCCAATGATGTGCCAATGGATGGCAGCGTTGCATTTTTCCCAAAACAGGATATGACAGAAATATACGCTAAAAGTTGGAACGCAGATGGCACAATTCGCACAATCGTTTTTAAGCCAGTTTCGCATGATACTGTTAGCAATTTATCGCATGATACTGAAAAATTGAAATTTGACCTATCAGACGAGTGCACAGGTGCATTTATGCAGAAGTTTGATGAACTTTTTGGGAAGATTGAACAGATAGAAAACCGATTAGATAAAATTCCAAGCAGTCAAAGAAAAACTTCACAGGTAAAAAAGGAGAGTGATCCAGAGTGAACCCAATACAAGCAATTTTAAATCAAATGGTAAATTCCCCACGGGTACAGAATAATCCAATGGCTAAAAATGCCATGCAAATGTATCAAAATGGAGACAGCAATGGCTTAAAATCAATGGCAGAAAACCTTTGTAAAGAAAGAGGAATTACAGTAGATGAAGCAAAGCAAAAGGTTATGAGTATGTTTAATCATTAGTACATTTTGGGTTGCGCGCACAATAACCGGTTATCCCATTTGTAAATAAATCAGATGGAGGTAAACAAAATGTTTAATGGAAACGCATCTCCTAGTCTTGCTGATATTGCAGCAGTGACAGGAAACGGAAGAAACAATGATGGTATGTGGGGCGGCGATGGCTGGTGGGCTATCATTATCTTTGCAATGATCTTTGGCTGGGGCGGCTTTGGCGGCAATGGCTGGGGAGGAAACGGAGGTATGGGTTCAACAGCAGCATACACTGACTCCGCAATTCAGCGTGGATTTGACACACAGGCTATCATCGGGAAATTAGACGGCATCACAAATGGTCTTTGCGATGGATTTTACGCACAGAACACGGCTATCATGAACGGTTTCCACGGCGTAGATAATGCAATCTGCAACCTTGGCTACCAGACACAGCAGGGATTTAATACCACAAATGTGACACTTATGCAGGCGCAGAATGCTTTGCAGTCCCAGTTGGCTAATTGCTGCTGCGAGACCAGGGAAGCTATCCAGGGTGTAAACTACAATATGTCACAGAACACCTGTGCACTGCAGAACACCATGAACAGCAACACAAGAGACATTATCGACAGCCAGCAGGCAGGAACAAGGGCAATCCTTGATTACCTGTGTCAGGAAAAGATTTCTTCCTTACAGGCAGAAAATAATGACTTAAGAAGAGCCGCATCACAGGATCGCCAGTCTGCATTGCTCACTACTGCAATGTCAGCGCAGACACAGCAGATCATCAACGCTGTAAATCCGGCTGCAATCCCTGCATATGTTGTTCCAAATCCTAACGCTTATGCGTATGGCTGCGGATGCAACACAGGATGTAATTGCTAACAACTAAATAATTGAGTATCTTAATTGAGTTTAACTCGATTATGTCTGCTGTGCAGTATTGCTTATAAACACAAAGGGCAGACTATAATGTTTGCCCTTATTTTTTTGAAAGAGAGGTAAATAATTATGGCAGAATTTACAGGGATTGCAATTCAAACTGTCGCGCAGGGAGAAGATGTTGCATTTACAGAAACTCCGGTATGCGCAACAAAATGCATTCTTCATAGACAGGGAAGCGGCATTGTCAAATTGAGAGGACTTACAAATCAGTGCCGGGCAAGATTTTTGGTATCTTATTCCGGAAACATTCAAATTCCTACAGGTGGCACAGTTGAAGCTATTTCACTGGCTATTGCAATTGACGGAGAACCGTTGCAGTCAACTCGAATGATTGTTACACCGGCGGCAGTTGAAAACTTCTTTAACGTTTCGGCGCAGGCATATGTGGACGTTCCTCGCGGTTGCTGTGTTACGGTAGCGGTACAGAATACGTCTGCGCAGGCAATCGAAGTTCAGAACAGCAATTTAATTGCAGTCCGGGAAGCGTAAGGAGGGCAGTTTTATGGATATTAAGAGAATGCACGAAATGATCGAAAAGCTGTCTGAAAGCGCAGAGTGTGAGTTTTCAAAAGGTATCGAATGTGTAGATACAGAAGAGATGGGAAAAGTCACGGATATGCTTAAAGACCTTGCGGAAGCTATGTATTATCGGACACTTACAAAATCAATGGACGAATCAGACCCAGAACAGGTTCTTGATATGTTTGAGCGTTACGGTGACGGCAGACGGTATTATGACCGTTACCGGTATGCAGACGGCAGATTTGCTCCAAAAGGAAGAGGAACGCGGAGAGGATATGACGAGCCGCCTTACTGGCACATGACACCTGAAATGTATCACGATATGGAGCATGACCGCGACATTGATCGACCACATGGGCGAATGTATTACACAGAGCCTACAATTGCGGCAGATGGCGGTATGCGTGATCGCAGAGAGGGCAAAAGCGGAATGAGCCGCAGAAGCTACATGGAAAGCAAAGAGCTTCACAAAGGCAATACGCCAGAAGACAAGGATGCAAAGATGCATGACCTTGAAAGATACATGAAAGAGCTTTCGGAGGATATGGCGGAGCTTATCTCTGACATGACACCGGAAGAGCGCACGATGACAAAGAGCAAGCTGTCAACGCTTGTTTCCAAAATGTAATGGCAGGGGCAGAAATGCCCCTGTTTGTTTGGAGGGAAAATGTTTTTTATAAATGGTATTGAATGGAAAATAGAATTTGTTCACGGCGCAAGTCATAAATTAATGCGCTCTGATGGCTCTATTAGCCTTGCTGTGACTGATTGGAATGATAGGATAATATATGTTTCGGATAAACCAGAAAATGGCTATTTGCGCAAAATACTGGCTCATGAACTTTGTCATTGTTTTTGCTTTTCCTATAACATTCATATGCCGATTGAGCAGGAAGAGTATCTTGCGGACTGGATCAGCCTGTACGGTACTGATTTGATCTATCTTTTGGATGATCTGATGTCAAACATTGATTGGAGGGTAGCATAGTGGACAAAATAGATGAATTGCTGCGGTATATTCACAGAACAAACCCGGAAATGACAAGGGAAAAGCTGATAAATGAACTAAGCAGAAGTGATTACGCCGCACGTTCTTTGCTTTTCACAAAAGAAGTTGTTTGTCAAGAAGAAAAATGGTAAAATGTTTTTGGGGTGATAGTATTGTACAATGGATGTCATACATCTTTTGATGTTATGAAAGAATATATGATCTATGGAGCGGAGCTTGATGAAAAATATCAGATCCCGATTGTCCCGGCATGTAGTTTGGATTATCTGCCGGAGGACTCCATAGATTTTGGAGAGAGCTTTTCACAAAAGATAAAAGGGCATAGAAAATTGAATGTGAATTTCTATATTGACGATTCAAAGTTTCAAAGACTGTGGAATAACCCGGATAAATACCTAGAGCACTTGAAGTGTTTCCACTCGGTCTGTATGCCGGATTTCAGTATTGCTACTGGCGATTGTGGTATGCCGCTTGCATTGAACCTGTATAACGTGTACCGGAACCATGCACTTGCACATTACATGCTGCTGAACGGAATCAGTGTTATACCGTCCGTAGGCATCCCGGACAAAGATAATTATGATCTTTGTTTTGCCGGGTACAGTAGAGGTGGTGTAATCGCCGTATGCACAAATGGAAGAGTGCGGGCAAAGGCAGCTCGGATTGAGTTTTGCGAGGGATTCAAAGTAATGACAGACAGGCTGCAACCGCATACAGTGTTGATCGTCGGGAAGATACCGGATGAATTGAACACAGATGTAAAGATTGTAAATTACAAATCACGCAACCAGAAAGTAAATGAGGAATTTTATGGGAACAAGAACAACGAAATCGCAGAAAAAGCAGAAACAGACCGAGAGCCAGAGAAAGAGAAGAGAGCGAATTAGTCAAATTTCACAAGTTGTGAAATGACGCATAATAGTTTACTGTGCATATTGTCTTTTCACAGTTGGAATCTCATTTTTCAACTTTTGAATTTTTTCTTCTTGGAAAATGGCTCGATTTTGAGATCGGAAATCAGAATTTTCACACCCCGGCGGTCTGCCGGTGATTCTTCAGATGCTTACTGGATGTATGCCGGTGGAGTGTGCCCGGACAAGATAAACGCAGCATTTACAGGTTCGCGACGTCGTAAAAACGATTTACAGGCGTTTCGTGCTGTGTATATATAAAAGTACTGCATTGCCTTGCGCAAGCCTTAAAATGTCTTATACGTGTTCACTTAAGCGCATTATATGATCGGATGCGCGGCTTGTCAAGCTGCAATATATCCGGACACTGGAAAAAGCCGGGATGATTCCGGCTTAAAATTCCTCTATTTCCGCAGCATTCTGTTCCCATTCGGGAAGCGTTTTGAAAACTTCCAAAGCATCGTCAAACGTTTCAAAGTCTGTCCCTTTGCCGTCATTTCTGAAAAATCCATCTTCAACGCTGTAAACACTTCCCCTGTATCTGATTTGAAAAACCGTCTGTGCTCCATTCTGATAAATCATTTTGAATCCTCCTAAAAAATAAAATTCCCTTCCGGGTAAAAGCAAGCCGGGGAATTGAACCCCGGTAAACGCCGACGCTTGCTTATGCGCTTACTTCCGCTCTTAAAATCTCGATAGCTTCGTCTGTTGTGTGTTCTCTGTACCACTTCCAGGGCTTGCTATACGCCTTCGCCAGCGCGAAATCTTCTTGAGTTTCTAAAAAATAATCCCTAACTTTCAAAAATGCTTTCTCAGCTTCTTCTAATTTATTCATACGATCAACCATCCTTTCTTTGTGTGTGCTTGTCTCATCAGTGGCAAGGTTGCAATCCTACGCCAGACCGCCGCGCGGGCGGTTTCGACTTAGTTGTAAAGCATTTCTTGCATGACCTGGTGGCGTTCTGTTTCGGATTTCTTCCGGTGCATTTCTTTGTAATCCTTTTCAGCTTTCGCCTGCGCTTCTTTCTTTGTATATCCGCGATCTCTCCAAAGATCATATAATTGTTCCATTGTCCAGTTTTTCATATTTTCCCTTTCTGGTCTGCCATCATCAGAGCCGGGCGACCATCCCACGGCTGACGCTCCAGATCGGAGCGTTTCGGCTAATTTATGCAAATCTCGAATTGATCGCCTTGGATATGTTCAAAATCAACTTTTTCAAAAATCCCGATGCCGTAAAAGTCGGCTGTAAGTGTTCCAAAGTGATTGTATTCAAATGCGATATTTCTCTTTTTAAACTCACTAATTGCGTTGCTGTTTTTACTGCCGTTTTCCCAATTAATAAATAATCCCGTTCCTCTCATGTTCATGCCTCCCGTTATTTAAAGAATTTTTTAAACATTTCTTTTGCTGTTTCATAATCATTTACTTTCTTTTCAACGTATCCAGCAGCAGCGGCGCCGTTTCGATCGGCAACCATTTGAAAAACCTTTTCCTGATCTGCTGGATGAAGTTTTGCGATCTCTTCAATTCCTTTTGTAAAATCCTTTATTTTTTTATCAGTCATCTTGCTTACCTCCGTTCTTTGTTTTCCTGTTGAGATTATAATACACAAAGATGTACTTTTAATCAATATACAAAATACACAAAGATGTACTAATATAATATACAAAATACACAAAGATGTACAAAACAATAAAGATTGACAATGAATACACAATGATGTATTATTCATTTATAATAGAAAAGAAAGGAGTGCACCATATGACGGAGGCAGTAGAAAAAAGAAAGAACGTTTATAGCGGGGCTATTTCATATAGAAGATTATGGGAGACACTGGAAAGAAGAGGGATTAAAAAAACAGACTTGAAAGATAAGGAGAAGTTTAATTTATCCCCAACACTGGTTAATCGTCTTGTAAAAAATCAAAATGTCAGTGTTGATACTATCATGTATTTATGCGATCGGCTGAATTGTCAACCGTGTGATATTTTAGAGTATATAAAATAAATACACAAAAATGTATTTTATGTATTGACAAACAATACACAAAGGTGTATTGTAATATTGTCGAAAGGAAATGAACAAGTACACAGGAGGGAACGGATATGAAATTTGACGCCGATATGTTAAAAAACAGATACCAGACATGCAGATCATACCTTGAAAAAAGATGTGAGGCATTGCCGGGACAGATTGAAAAGAAATTTAAAAACGTCTCATGTTATCATGAATCATCCAGATGCTTCGGTATGAGCAATTATATCAATGTCGAATTACAGGACAACAACGGCGATTATCTTGACAGCTTCGATCTGAGAATTTCAGATCATTCCCCGACGGGTTCCGGGGAGAGCTGCGATAAGTATATTTATATCGACGGTAAAGAGTGGGCGGAGATAAAGAAAGAAGTGCTGGAATACATTGCGGCACGTCTTGAAAATGAGAGATAAAAAAATGAAAAAGGTTGATTTGAAAGGGTTTGAAACCGGACGTCTTAAGGTCGTTGAAAAAGCCGGTAAGGATAAGAACGGGCGGACACTATGGCGGTGCGCCTGTTCATGTGGCAATGAATGTTTTTATATCACGTCACGTTTAACTGGCGGTTATGTGCAGTCATGCGGTTGTCTCCAGCGTGAACGCGCCGCGGAGTCGATCAGCAACGCCAGGGATAAACTTGTACACGAAAAAGGTAGTTGCTTAAATTCATACAACGCCCCGGATAATAAAAACAATTCATCCGGTATAAAAGGTGTGTATTATTACAAAAAAACAGATAAGTGGTGTGCACAGATTAAATTTTCCGGTAAAAATCATAATTTAGGACTTTATATTAATAAGGCGGATGCGGCAGCGGTAAGAAAAGCCGCTGAAAATTTCATAAAAGAAAATCACGATGCACCGGATAAAATAAACAGGTTTTTCTTGAAAAAGGAATATTTGGCGGCGTTGGTTAAAAAATTTTGACGGCTTGAAATATAGCCGTCTTTTTTGTGCAAAACGTAGAAAATCTTTGTAAGAATTTCATAAAATTCCAAGAATGATAATTTTATTACGGACAAGACAAAATGATAGAATAGTATCACTTTTGTTGCAATGCAACACACTTGCAACAAATTGCAACATTTTTGCAACGTAGAGTAAGACACTAGAGTTAGAGAAAGAGTATATTCTCTCTTGTAATATTAAAAATATATATTATAAATAAGGCAGTATATTTATATAAATAATATATATAATATACAGGCTTAAAATTTAATTTTAAAATATACCTTGACAAGGAAATGATAGAATGATATTGTTTTATTAAATTAAAAACGCATTCGGGCAACGGGCGGCGGCAGCCGTCGAGGTCCCGAAAGAAACGGACTTCATGCAGCCGGTACAATCGAGATCATCATGATCTGATTGTATCAGTTGCATTTTTTATTTTAAGTATTCCAGTACTGGAGAGAGGAGATGTCGATCATGTCAGCATTTGAAAATCAGGAAATAAATAATAATACCGTTGATGTTTTTAAAAGTGACATTGACATGTATATAAATCTCTGGATGGAAGAGAGACATGTAGAGGATATGTGTAAAGTATCGCAGAACAGATGGTATAACTGTTGTAAATATATCTATGAGAATGTATTTAAAGTTAATCCAAAGTACCTGAAGGATGATAATAATATTAATAATGCATATGATACAGACAAGGTTAATAATATATTAGATTTATATATAGACCTTTGCAATGACTATGAGAAGATAATTAATATTACAGGGTTTGTATTCTTCACTGGAATACATAGAGATACACTAAATGGATGGGTTAATGGCGTACAGCTAGGCTCATCAGGTTCCGACATTTGCAAAAAACTTGACGAAATGCGTGAGGAAAGTTTGGTAGGTTTGCAAGTTTCCGGCAAAGGAAACCCCATGAACTACATGCCGTCACTGAATAAGTACTGCGGTTTCAATATGCCGGGCGTTAGAGATCAGGGACCCAGAGCAAGAGCGTTGACAGCCGAAGAACTGCCACGCCTTGGGGCTAATAATTGTATAGGATTGCCGAACAACTCCGACAATTCTGGTTGAAAAAAGCGAGAAAAACGCAATAGACAATTCAAACAATTTAAAGCCCAGTGTTTAATGGTCTTAAGGCGCATTAAATCGTTGATACATTACACAAAACAAGGGTTTTGCGAATAGTTGTAAAATACGAATGGAATTTAACGAACAATTCAAACAATTTATCAATGTTCAAAGCATGATTCGGCATGGATGGGGAGGGGGTTTAATAGGTTGAGAAAATCAGCACTACTAAGTCCTTTAAATATCCTCAAAAACAAAAAGACCTTTTCGCGCATAGTCCAATTCAACTAGGAGATCTGGAATGACGAGCATAAGCAAAAAGAGGAAAGCACATAGAACCTTACTTGATCGCGGCGGCGAGAAGGGGAAGATATTCCGGTTAAAGAGAGAATGCTTTTACCACAAAAAAGAACGTGCCTTTGGTAAGAAAGAATGCCATATATACAGCATTGATTAACATATCAAATTTTCACATCAGATAAAAATTCAAAAAGTTACATTCGATAACGATTTTCAAAAATAAAATTTAACAAAAAGGCGGTGTATATGTATGGGAATTCCAAGAGTTAAGGTCGTAAACCAAAATGAAGATTGGTTGAGAACTGAATGCTACATAGACGGCAAGAAGATTGAATGCGTCAAAAGCGTTGATTTTCATGTCTCAGCGGATGAAATTCCACAATTCACTTTTGAAACCATTGGTTCGCCGGATATTGATATGAACGGTGACATTAGATTCAAATTTACACCAGAGACGGTTCAACAGGCATCTGAAGTTTTGCGAAATGAGTTAATGCATAGTGACAAACTGTATCACATTTTCTTGGAAAGTATGTTGAGCGCTTTGGATGACAAGTTTTGGGATTCTAGGGATAAGAACGGGTATGAACTTGATATTGGGAAAGAGGATTTCAAAGAAGCGGCAGTATTGATGTTGAATCGCCTGATAGGAATTGGAAACTGAAAGAACAACAAATGTAATATCGCCCATTTGCCAAGTGAAAAGGCACTGGATTTTGATTCCAGTATTCGCAGGTTCGAATCCTGCTAAAGAAACTTGTGAGAGGAAAACAACCATGGTAATTATTAAAACGATTATATCGACGCTGGATGTTATTTTTATGCTGATACTATTTGTATCTGGCAGAGAATCCAAAGACAAAGAAACAGCAATTGCATTATGGGTACTTGTGATGTTGCTGTTGCTGAACATGTTTCTGATGTGGAGGTAACAGAATGTTTTATAGTCCAATATTTGATATTTGCGATCAGCTGCCTATCATTTGTGCAGAGGAAAGAATACATATAACAAAATCAAAGGAACCGGACAGCACCGGAGATTTACTCAATCTTGACAGTGACGCTGAGCACCAGTCTGAGAAGTCGGAGCATCCGGTATAGCTTAAGTCCACTGGCATTCGGTTTTTGCAAGAAAAAACTCGGCGCAAGCAATTATTCGGTGTTAGTGGACGTCGGCAAAATAAAAAGATCAAAAATACTATCATAAACGGCGCGCTATGCGCGCTGTGACGGAACGTAGTTCAGAGGAAAGAACAATCTTTTCATTCTTCTATGCTCTAGTGAATTGATAGCCGCAGGTTCAAGTCCTGCCGTTCCGATTGAGAGATAGGTTTAAAGCTTATCTCGGAATACGAAAAGTTCGTATTTCTCCTTTCGCTACTAGGAAGTTTCTGTTAAGGACGGTGCGAGAACGTCCGGTGGCGTTTGCCGCGGAGTGCGGCAAGGCGGAAGACCGCTTGGTGCTGGATGATTGTTGTCCCGTAATTTGCTGACGAGCAATACAGGCGGATTCCTATTGATAGTTCGGGTGCCTATCCCACGGTGCCTGAGCTGTCAAAAATGCAATTAGGCTGTGGCGGAAAAAGGTAGACGCTTAAGCATAAGACAACCACGCTTTGGTTAGGAACAAGTCATTGAATTAACAAGGCAATGAAGGAACCTGTTAAGGGTGTTACCCGTTGTGGAAAGTCGTTGTTATGTGAGGTGCAAATCCTCACCAGCCTATTTCCTGTGATATCACACAGGATAGTGCAACGCATGGCACGAAAAATATGATTGCTAACCGTCGTATGGCGGTTCTCGTGGATGGCAAGAAAGGTATTTGCCGGAGTAAGACGCTTCGTGAAACTAATAGTCGAAAGGTTTCAAGTGCAAGGTTCAAGTCCTTGCTCCACGATGGTGCCGAGCTGATTTGATACTGTATGCGTAGCGCGGTCGCGTACAGAGATATGGAGTGAGGTGCCCGCGCATTTTTGGGAATCGGCAACGGTTGGAGGTGTTGCCGCTGAATGTAAATCAGTTCCTAAGTGGTAAACACTGGAGGTTCAATTCCTCTCTTCCCCATGTGGTTGGATAGCTACCAACTAGCAGGTAACTGGCGGATGCCCTGCGAAGATAAAAAAAGCCATGCTCGACTTCGCTGGAAGAACATGGAAAAGCACATGGAAAGGTATATCGCAAGGAAGCAATTACGGTGAGGTGCACCAATAATCCGTGAGGTCGGTTCGATTCCGGCACTTTCCATTTGAAATAATCGGAGTAAGCAAGGTAGCAGAATGGTGGTTCAAATCCACCTGCGGGCACAACTCCAGCAAGAAAGGTTCCCGCCGCTTCTTTCCTAATGTTCTTGGCGATACAAGAAAATTCGGCAGTGTTCCCATAATGGAATTGGAGCCGGTTGCTATCCGGTCTGGCGTTTATTCGCCTTGTAGGTTCGAGTCCTACACACTGCGCTAACTTACGACAGTGGTGAACCTTGCCGTAAGCGGTAGAAAGTCCGTGTGAAATTGTACAAAGTGGTGGAAAAAGCAATTTCGGATATAGCAGTTCCACCGCACTGCTATATTTGCCGTATGTCCGGGTGGTGAGGGGGCGGTCTTGAAAACCGTTGGCTGTAAAAGGCTTGCAGGTTCAAATCCTGTGTACGGCGTTTGCTCAAAAAAAACGGGCGTTGATGTGTAACGGAAAATGAACCGGAAATGATAGAAGTAACAACTTTGGAAGATTGTGAACCTAGGTTTATGAGGAAGTGATTGAAATGTGTGAATTTTGCAAGGATTACGATAACGGCAGAATATTCGGCGCTAATATTCCCATTCAGAAGTGTGCAAATGAAACGAATTTGACAAATGCGCAAATTATGATGAATACAGGGGACAAAGTCCCCGGAATTGTGATTTATTCAAATCACTGTATGGCGAAAGGATACTTTGATATTGCATTTTGCCCGATGTGCGGCAGAAAGTTGGTTGAAGAATGACGTGTTATGATTGTGCTTACCTTGGATTTGATAGAAACGAAGTTGTAGGGATGGCTGAAATGTGCAACCATCCGGGAAAATGGATTCCTGGTGCTGGATTTGCTGACAGTGAACATGAGTGCGAATTTTTCAAAAAGAAATCTGGAGTTTCTAAATGGGATTCATATTCCGAAGATGAAAAAGAAAAGGCCTGGGAATATTTCCAAGAATACTATGTTCAAAATCCTGTTGGCGATTTAACATGCGAACAGGCTTTGGCACAGTTCGTTGAATATTTAAAAACTACTGATTCAAATGCATGATTTGATAGGAGTATTGAAGAATGAGCATGGCAGAAGTAATTAAATCAATAGAGCGTGAAGCACTTAGAGAAGCACAATCGCGCGAAATAGGCGGTAGAAACGGCGAGCCTATAGATTGTTCCAATTTAGAAGATGAACTTGTTATTGTGGCAAATAACGAGGCAGACAGGCAAAAATTTTATGAATGTTTTTATAAACAAGAGCCTATTGAACCTAATAATAAAAAATGCAACCTGACCTTTTGCCGATATAACACAGACAGAGAATGCACCAATGACGAAAAGAGAAAAGAATGTGCCGAAGTGGCTGAAAAGGTTTTATGCGTAGATAAGGAGAAATTTATGGATGAAATAAGAGAAGCAAGCAGGAAGGTGTTGTGTGAGAATGGAAATGATTATTGATTTTATAAAATCGTGGTTTTACTATCCGAAGATGAAAAAGTATTTGAAAGACAGATGTTGCATTTACTATTCGCAATCAAGGCTTAATTATGCGTTGTGGCATTGTAAATTCTCAAAGAAAATAGAAAAAGCAAAACAAAATATCGACAACAACGATATTTCAGAGTGGACTTGTCAATATCAGCAAGAACCAATAATAAGAAAATAAAATAATATTACCGGCTAACAAATAGAGTTAGTCGCTACCCTAAAACAATTATAGGCAGAGGTCTTAAGGCACTTCTGCTTTTTGCGGAGGTGCTTTTCTTTTGGCAAGTTCAAGCCTAATTTCCACAATAAACGGATATGAAAATTACATAAATACACATGGAATAGATGAACAGGTCATTGACGCGTACATAGAAGCGGCAGGAGTGGCAATAAATACAGAAAAGGATATTCAGTATGGATTACAACTTACAAGCCGTTCTAAGGGCATTGTAGAGCGTTTTTGCATGGGTAGGACAGGCGGTAGAATACTTGACCTTGAAAAATACAGCCAACAACATGAAGAAAAATACACCCTTGTTGATGACTATTACAAAATTCTTCTGATTGAAGCACATTACCGATTTGAAAGTTTCATGCTATACATGGAAAAGAATAGACCGGTAGAAGAGAGATTTTATCAGCCGAGAATAAATCCATTACGGCAGGTAGCACAGCTTATTCAAGATCTGTACGATGATGTGCTGGACGAAGGAATGGTATTTTGCCCTGGACGAATCGGCAAGACACAAATAGTCAAAATGGGAAATCTGTGGTTTGGTTCTAACAGGCCAGAGCGATCTAATCTGTATTCGGCATATTCAGACAAAATTACTGGTGGTTACTATGACGGTATCATAGAAATGATTACGGACCCGACATACACGTATGCTGAAATATATCCAAATATAGTAGAGAAAAAGTTGGTTACTGACGGAAAAGATTTGACAGTAGACCTTATACGTAAAAAAACATACCCAACATTTACAATGCGAAGCATTTACGGAACATTGAATGGTGCTTGTGACTGTGACGGGCTTGGAGTTTATGATGACTTATTCAGCGGTATTGATGAAGCATTGAGTGAAGACAGGCAAAATACTGTATGGGGAAAATTCGACAACAACTTTATGCCGAGAATTAAGCCTGGAAAGGCTAAATTGTTGGGGATAGGAACACGTTGGGCGAAAAAGGACGTTCAAGGTAGACGTTTAGACCTATTACAAAATGATCCTGAATACAAAGGCATACGGCACAGAGAGGTTATTATTCCCGCCCTAAATGAAAACGGAGAAAGCAATTTTGATTATCCGTATCATTTGGGATATACAACTCTTGATTACAAAAGACGTATGGCATCTTTTGAAAACAATGACGATATGGCATCATGGTTTGCACAGTATCAACAGGAGCCTATTGAAAGAAAGGGTCAGATGTTCAATGTCGATATTATGAATTTCTTTAATCCGGCAGAACTTGAAGGAATAAGACCTGATAGGATATTTGCAGCTAATGACCCTGCTTATGGTGGCGGTGATTTTGTATCAATGCCTATCTGCTATGAGATTGACGGAGAACATTATATTACTGATGCTGTCTACAATGACGGTGATAAGGAAATTACCATACCGGAAGTTACTTCACGAATGGAAAGACATTTAGATAAATTTAATAATAAGACAGCAGAAGTCCATTTTGAGGAAACAAAGACAACATCAGCATACCGCACAGACTGTGAAAAAATATGGGAAAAAGACGGATACCCTATTAACACAAGTCATGATCCGGCAGACAATCAGACTGCAAAAATGGATAGAATCAAAAATCATGCTCCAGACATACGAAAACTTCATTTTGTGGACATGAAATATCAAACAAAAGAGTACAGAAAGTATTTTCAAAATATTTTGTCTGCTACTTTTGAAGGGAAAATGAAGCATGATGACGGGATAGACTCTACGGCACAATTATGTGACATGATTTACGGAAATAAAAGAATGGCAAGAGTAGAAGCAACTCAAAACCCATTTTCTTTCGGACGGAGGTATTGATATGACAACCAAAGAATATTTAGGACAGATAAGCCGTCTTAACCGGATGATAAATAATAAGCTGGTAGAGCTTGCACAACTTAAAGAGCTGGCATGCAGCATATCGTCAATTACAAATGAAGAAAGAGTAATGACAACTCCAAATTTTGACAGGATAGGCACGAAGCAGGCAAAGATTGATGAAATGGAAAGGAAGATCGATGCACTGGTTGATGATTATATTATCAAAAGAGATAAGATCATCAGCCAGATAGACAGTATGGAAGATGAGAATGTCTATAATGTGTTGTTTTCAAAGTACATAGAAAAAAAGACATTTGAGGTTATTGCAACTGAAATGAATTACTCCTGGAGGCAGACAATAAGGCTTCATGGAATTGCATTAAAAAGATTTGAGGAGAAGTATGGAGCAACATACTTGAAAATGTCATAGAATGTCATATTGAAAAAATGATATAGTTATAATCGAAGAAGTCAACAAATAGTTGAACACTTTACCATCCCCCATTGGAAGAGCATCGAAGAGGAATCTCCGGTGCTTTTTCTTTTTCAAAGAAAAGAGGACTTTATGGTATATACACCAAAAACAATATATTGCCCGCGTTGCGGAAGAAAAGTTGCCACACACGATGGGCGTTCAACAATGCAAATTTCTGTTGAGTGCAGAAAATGCCACAAGAAAGTTGTTTTTTATCCGGAGAATGGAAAAACAGAATTAAAATCTCTTCCGTTTCGTGCAACATCCAGCGGAATGACCTTTATTTAGGAGAAAAAAATGAGAAATGACAAATCTCTCCAAGACCTTGTTAAAGGCTGTTATGGTAGAAAAATTTTATATACAGATGTTGAAACCATCACAGCAGATAATATTGTCAATGTGGTTGGAGACTGCATCGGAAATTTTTATTACAACAAAACCATCATAGAATATCTTTGGCGATATTACAAAGGTGACCAGCCTGTTTTATACCGTGTAAAGGTGCAAAATGCTGATATTACAAACAAAATAGTAGAAAATCATGCGTATGAAATTGTTCAGTTCAAAGTAGGACAGACATATGGCGAGCCAATACAGTTTATCAGTCGAAAAGATGATGATGAAATTAATCGGGCAGTGGATGCGCTGAATGACTATCTTGTGGATGCGAATAAACAGGAAAAAGACATTAAAGCAGGAGAGTGGCAGTCAGCAACCGGAACATCTTTTAAGGCGGTAAGATTTGCAAATGGAGAAATACCATTTCAAATTGTTGCGCCTACTCCAATGAATACGTGTGTTATTTATAATCGGAGCACGGAAGAACCGGTGGTTGCGGTGCAGGAGCTTAAAGACGAAGATGGAAGATGGTACAAACTGTGCTATACGGACAACTATTCATGTAAACTTCAAAACGGAGTAGTTTCTGAATGGAAATTGCATGCATTTGGAAGTATACCTATTGTTGAGTTTCCAAATAATCATGAGAGAATTTCTGATATTGAGCTTGTCATAGGTATTTTGGATGCCATAAACAATATGCAGTCAAACAGAATGGATGGAATTGAGCAGTTTGTTCAGTACTGGGTTAAGTTTGTGAACTGTGAAATCGACAAAAAAACGTTTGAAGAGATGAAAATGAGCCATGCTTTGACGGTAAAGTCCAATAACAAGGATAACAAAGCCGATGTTGAGATTATGACGCAGGAACTAAATCAGAGCCAGTGTCAGGTGGCAAAAGATGATTTGTGGGACAATGCCTTGGCAATATTAGCAATACCAAACAGAGAGTCCCAAAACTCTGGAGGAGATACACAAGGAGCAGTATCATTAAGGGCTGGATGGGATTTTTCAAAGACAAGAGCAAAATTAAAAGACCCAATTGTGAAATCGGCAGAGAAGAGACTTGCAAAAGTTGTCTTAAATGTAATACGCGTTAAGGACAATGATTTGAAATTGTCAATGAGGGATTTTGATGTGCAAATCAATCATAGCCCGCAAGACAATATGTATACAAAGTCGCAAACGCTATATCAGCTATTAGAGTGCGGCATACATCCTCTTATTGCAATTAAAACGGTGGGGCTTTGGGGAGATGCTGAAAAGACATTCCTCTTGTCTAAGCCATATATAGATGCGTTGTGGAAAACAATTAATAATGCAGAAGAGCAGGAACAAAAAGCACAGGAAATTGTAAATCAATTAAATAAACAGCAAAATAAGACAGCTACCGAGTAATCGGCGGCTGTTTTTATTTTATAAAAATTCGCAAAGTTGTGAGCGTAAAAAACAACAGTGTCATTCGGTGTCGTTGCACCGCAAAAATTCGTAAAGACATATTGGAGGTAATCAATGAAAAGAGAAGAGTTAATTGCAATGGGTATCAGTGAGGAAAATGTTGAGAAAATCATTGCTGATTACGGCAGTGCCATACAGAGAGAACAGGCAAAAGCAGCAGAGCTTAAGGCAAAGGCAGGCAGTGCAGATGAGTTGCAGAAAAAGCTGGATGAAATGGAAGCAGGAAACCTCACGGAACTTGAAAAAGCAAACAAGGCGTTAGAGACAGCAAATCAGCAGATTGCAGATATGCAGAAAAAAAACGCCATCAGAGATCAGCGCGAAGCATTGATGGAAAAGTTAAAAATCAATGCAGAGCAGGCAAAATCTGTCGTCAAAGATGATGGAAGCCTTGATTATGACGCTCTTGGAAAGATTACATCCGAAAAGGAAACCGCAGCAGCGCAGGCAAAGGAACAGGAGATTGCAAATAATACTGAAAATCCGGGCGGCGGTACTGCAGGTGGAGAGAATAAAAAAACGGCAGATGTTGAAAATGCCGAAAGTATCAGCTTTGGCGAACCGGCAAAAAATGTAGAAGCCAAAGACCATTATGTTTTATAGGAGGTAAATTATGGGAAAACCGATTGAAAGAGACTTTACACAGAGTAAAGGAATTTTAAAATTCTTTCCTTATGAGGGTGCGGCGTGCATCGTTCCGCAGACAATGGTGTCAAGTGCCGATGCAAACGGAAAGAAGATTGCAAAGGCTGGGACACCTTTTCCAAGCAATGACGAATCTTGCAAAGGGTATCTTCTGGAAGATGTTGATGTAACAATGGGAGATGCGCCTGGAACTTATGTATATCAGGGTTCTATTGACAGCGCAAAGGTAACAGCGAACGGAGTGACCGTGGAAGCAACTGCAAAAGCAGCAACACCGCGTGTCACTTTTTTTGATTAAGAAATGGAGGTATTAGAGAATGGCATTACCATTAGCAGAAGCATTTACCGCAAGAAGCCTTGGGGTTATGTGGAATAATTATGAAAAAACGCTTGGTTCTGCGCCTTACTTAGGTAGACAGAAATTTGGAACCAGAAAACAGGACAGCCTTGAGCTTAGATTTATCAAAGGGAAAAACGGTCTTCCAGTATCATTAAAGGCATCCAATTTTGATGCACAGGCAGAGCTAAGAGACGTCGGTGGATTTTCTGACATTCAGAACGAAATGCCGTTCTACCGTGAATCTTACATGGTAACAGAGCGTGAAGAGCAGGAGTATGCAAATTACCAGTCGGCAGAAAATTCCAACATGGCAAACCAGGTGCTTAGAGAAATCAGCAAAAAACCGATGATGCTTATTGAAGGAGCAAGAGTAGTGCCGGAACGCCAGATTTGGCAGTTATTAGCACCATCTGATGGTATTCCAAGAGTACAGGTAACAATTGGCGGAAAGAGCTACTATGTGGATTATACTTCGGACAATGGAGTGGCGCACAAGAGAGATCATTACAAGGATATCTCCGGAAGCGATACCGATAAATGGTCTGCATCCGAAACAGCAACGCCACTTGATGACCTTATCGAGATTAAACGTGATTTTGCAAAGAAAACCGGATATTCCCTTGCGCGTTTTAGCATGAATACAGAAACATGGGAGATGGTTCTTAAGGCAGAAGACACAAAGAAACAGGTGCTTGGAATTACTGCTTACAATGGAGGTATTCGTTTACAGCAGGGGCAGGTTACAGAGTATCTTAGAGGATACGGCATCGAGATTGAAGTTTACGACAAACTTTACATCGACCCTGCAGACGGTGCCACCAAATATTTTATTCCTACAGGAGTTATTTCAGCGCAGGCATCCGGCGTGTACCTTGGAGATTATGTCTTTGGAAAGACACCGGAAGAGAGAAGCGGAAGTTTGACAGACGGAAACCTTTCTATTGTAGAAACCGGTATTTCGGTATATACATACGCAACAAATCATCCGATCAACACGCATTGCGTTGTGTCAATGATCGGATTGCCTACTTTTGAGGGCATGGACAGCGTTGTTGTCATGAAAGTTGCGTAGGAGGTGCGGTATGATTGCTGAATATACGGTAAAGCGCAATGGAAGATGGTACAAAGCAGGAGATGAAATCCCGGACATTGTTCCGGGAGAGAAATCTTCCGGCGGGTACACCAAGACAGAGATTAACAGAATGAGCACTGCTGATTTACAGGCACTTGCCGCTGAACATGGAATTGAAGGTGCAGAAGAAATCAGCGGAGCGGAACTGAAACGCATTTTGATCGAGCAGTTCGGATTGTAGGTGGGGAAGAATGGACGAATATACAACATTAGAGCAGGTAAAAATCAGGCTGAAACAATTTCATATTGAAACCGTTACGGATGAAGATGGTGTTACTTCTGATGTTGTTGTGTTCGACCAGAAAGAAGATAATCCTTACATTGAACAGCTTATCAAACAGGCAAGAAATGAAGTAGTAAGCAAGCGGAATTACCCGGAAAGCTACACGGATGAAAAAATATTCGAAGACTTGAAAAAGTTTGAGGATGTAATCGTCAATTTATCCGTGTACGACCATTCACAGGCAGGAGAAGCCTATATGGCAAGCTATTCAGAAAACGGCGTAAGCCGTAGCTGGAAAGACAGGGAAAGCTTGTTTGTGGGAGTATTTCCGTTTATAAAATCATTATAACCCCTCGATTTCGAGGAGTTTAGAAGATTGAGCGTTATCGTGTTGCCGACATTGACAAAACGATAGCAGGCGGCACACATTGAGCGGTGGTGGGCGGTGTACCAATTACAAAGAAAGGCGGTATATGATGTGACGATAGAATTATCTACAGCAATCATTATAAGCGTGTTATCACTCGGTTTTTCCGTCTATATGGGATTAAAGAATAACAAGCGAACAGACACAAAGGATGTTGAGGAACGCGTGAAAGAAAATACACGCATCAATATGAAACTGGATGCCATCTCAAACAACACGACGGATATTAAGAATGAAGTCTCGGAGATGAGAAAAGAAATCAACTCACATGACAACCGGATTATTAAAGTTGAGGAAAGTGTGAAATCAGCGCATCACAGAATTGACGGAATTGAAAACCGTCTTAATGATGATAAGGAGGTGTAATCATGGACATTTTACAGAGCGTTATTGCCAATATGACAATCATTTTGGCAATCATTGGGGCACTTGCTTTTGTTGTATCTGTAATAACACAGGTTATCAAGGGCGTAGGAGCGTTTTCTAAGGTGCCGACAGACATTCTTGTGTTTGTACTTTCCATTGGAATTACTGTAGCTGCATTTGTGGCATATATGCAGTATATTCAGATGACAATTTTATGGTACATGATTTTGGCGGCTATTATTGCAGGATTTATTGTTGCTTTTGTTGCAATGTATGGCTGGGAAAAATTGTCTGAACTGTGGAAACGGTTTGGCAAGGATGTGAAATAAAATGCTTGAATTGAATAAGCAAAAAATGTGTTATTCGTTACAAAGCGGGAAAGTTCCGGTATACGTTACGGATGAAGAGGGGAACATTGAGTATTCCTCATACACGGATTCTGATGGCAATGTAATTTATTACCTTGACGATGACGGAAACAAAATACCAAAAACAACCGGAGAGTATACCACAGGTTATGAGAAGACTGTGGTTTTTTATTCTTCAATCAGCAATAAGTTGAGTGAAGCACTTATAAAAGAGTTTGGCGTTGACAATTCCACAAACTTTGTTCAGATTGTCGAGGACAAAGGGAAACTTCCATTGAGCGTTGGCTCTTTGGTATGGAAACGGTCAGATGTAAGGTACAAAGATGAAGAGAATACAATCGTTGATGAAAATTCGGCTGATTACATCGTAAAAGGTGTCGCAGACGAAGGATTGACGGTTGATTTGTTCTTATTGCAAAAAAATGTGAAGTAGGTGCTGAATGGAAAAGAAAGTAATCACAATGAGCCTGTCTGAAAAGTCTGTTCAGAACGCCATACGAGAGCTCAGAGCCTATCAAAACAGCTTGACATATAAATGTCAACTATTGGCAGAAAAACTCGCGGAAAAGGGCGTAGAGATTGCCAGAGTGCAAATTGCTGACCTTGACGCAATATTTACATCGGAACTGATTTCAAGTGTTCATGCGGAATATGAAGGAAGCACTAAGGGCGGCGGTATATGGGCGGTAATAGCCGGTACAGACCATGCCGCATTTGTTGAGTTTGGAACCGGAATTGTGGGACAGCAAAGTCCTTATCCTGGAAAACTGCCGGAGGGTGTTTCGTGGCAGTACGCAAGTGGAAAAACTATCCATCAGATTTCAGATGGAAGATATGGATGGTTTTATCAGGACGACAATGGCGATTGGTGGTTTACAGAGGGAATGCCAAGCAGACCATTTATGTATCTGACCGCAAATGAATTGCGTCAGATTGTTACACAGACAGCGAAGGAGGTGTTTGGATAATGAAGTACAGGAAAAAACCGGTAGTAATTGAAGCATTTCAGTATGACGGTGATTTAAAGGATAAAGACGGTAATTGGTACGTGCCGAAATGGGCGTCAGAAGCATTTGAAAAAGGCGTTTTGTTTTACCAGAATCCGATTTCAGAAGACGCGCCGCCATGCGAACTTTACATTAAGACGCTTGAAGGAAACCATCATGTTACTGTTGGAGATTATATTATCCGCGGTGTAAGCGGAGAATTATATCCATGCAAGCCGGATATTTTCAAGAAAACATATGAGGTGGTTAAATAATGGCAGGAAACCAGTGGGTATTTGACCTTGAAACAAACATTTTTTCCAATGTTGTAACGATAGCCAAACCAAAACTTCAGAAAAAATACAAAAGCATGAATTTTGACACTGCATTTACAACGGTTGAAAAGAACCTTGATAAAGACCCTGTTTTTCCGACTATTTACATACATGAGATGCCGGGACTTGAACGTGGGGCAGATTTAGAAGGCACATCCGTAAATGCAGTGCAGGAAACAATACAGGTTGACGTTATTACAAACACAAAGCAGAGCGATGCAAAAGGGATTATGGCTATTTTAGCTGATGCCTTTAAACAGATGCGATTTCAAATCACAGCAATGCCGGAGTTTAAAAATGACAGTGAGAAAAAATTTAGAAGCGTTGCAAGGTTCCGGCGGATAATCGGAGCCAACGACAGATTGATGTAAAAGAGCCGAAAGGCTCTATTTTTTATGCACCGGGTGCAAAAAGATGCGCCCGATAACCGCATTATTTGGCGGTAGAAAGAGAGGTAAAAATGGCAGAAGCAGGATTGTCTACGTTAGGCATTACGTTTGGCTATGGAACAGAAACCACAGCCGGAACAAAGCCTACATCGTTTAAACAGCTTACAAGAATTAACGCAATCGGCGGTATCAACATTGAGCCGGAACAGATTGACGCATCTGCATTAGAAGATGCTATTACCAGATATGTAAAGGGGCGCGCAGATACCGGTGGCTCTTTCCCCATCACGGTAAACCTTACGGATGCCACAAAGGAAGAGTGGGAAACGCTTATCACGGCGTATAAGGAGCTTTCCGGCGGAAAAAGAATGTGGTTTGAAACGATTATCCCGGGATTTACCGAAGCGTTTTTTGTTGTGGCTCAGCCGCCAGAGCAGATTCCACAGCCGGAGATTGGTCAGAACGAACTTTTGACGGTTGAAATGAATCTTACCATTGAAGAATACAAGGGCATGGACACCGCTGTAGCTTTTACACCGGGGGAATAACACGTCAGTCGAATAGTTCGGTTGGATCGGCTGACGATAACCAGACAACCGAGCCAGAGCTTGAAGAAACAATTTAAAAGAACAGGGCGGTCTTCGGACTGCCCTTTCCCTATATGAGAGGGAGAAAGGGAAAGAAAATGACAAAATTAAAATTTGGCGAGAAAGAATTACAGATCAAGTTTGGATATGAAGCAACCGTGAAAAGCGGAATTATCAAGAAAGTAGCAAAATTAGACCAGATGGAAGATATTGAAGCGGTTGACGAAATCCTTTTATTTCTTCCAGAGTTAATCCTTGTAGGCGCGCAGAAGTTTCACAAAGAGGAACTTGGATACAACCCGGAAAATGAGGGAGAAAAGGAACAGCAGCTTGGAAAAGTATATGCCATGCTGGATGATTACTTTGACGGAGAAGATGCAGATGTTCAGGTACTTTACAATGCACTTTTAGCGGAGCTGCTTGAAAACGGTTTTTTATCAAAACTGCTCAAAGCAGATCAGAAAGAAGCGGAGAAGAAAACTCCGAGGAAAAAGTAGAAGAACAGAGAGAACTTACATGGGGAACATATTGTGCGGAAATCCGCCCATTCTGGCTTTTAGTTACAAAAGGGTATGGATTTACCGTGCATGATATAGACGCGTCCTGCCCGGCTGATTTACAGCCTTATGCGGATGCTTACAACTTAGATAAAAAGCAAAGAGACAATGAGATGTGGATGTGGTTTGGAACATATGGATTGTCTGCGGTATCGGTGGCAGTAGAACATTGCCTTGCCGGACGAAAAGCAAAATCAAAGTATATTAAAAAACCAATCAATGAGCAACAAGGGAAAGATGATTCAGAAATGACGGAAGAAGAAATAAAGAAACAGAGAGAGCTATTTGTGGCAAAACTTAAAGTCATGCAGTCAAACTATGAGTTGAGCCACCCAAAACCAGAAAAGAACTTGGAGGTATAAATATGAGAATTGGATCTGCAAGACATGATGAAAATGGGAAATTGACCGGTGGGAGACCGGGAGATCAGACCGGAACAGAAGTAAGTATGCAAAACTTTTATGTTCATAAAAAAGGATGGTATGTGTTAAGGCCAAAAACAAAAGATATGGCGGATAAACTGGCAGAATCAATGATTACAGCGTGCAATAATGATAATATTGGCTACTGTCAGGGACACCGGCTTGGAATTGTCAAATATGGTATTAATTCAAAAGTAAAAACAGAAGCAGATTGCGGCACAACGGTACGTGCATGCATTATTCATGCAACTGGAAAAGATGTTGGAAATTTCACCACAGCAAATGAAAAATCTGTACTTCTTTCTAGTGGCATGTTTGATGACATTGGAGGTTATGCGGCAGGAATGGTTCTTTACAACGGAGATGTTATTGTCACAAAAACAAAAGGTCATACAGCGATTGTGACAAGCGGAAACCCTAGAAAAAATGTAAAAGATCATTTAAACCCATACCCGGAACCTGCAAGGATTTTAAAGAAAAAATTCCCTTGCATGAGAGGGGATGATGTGAGATGGCTTCAGACGGAGCTTATTTATCACGGATGCCTGGATGAAAAAGATAAAAATGGAAACAGTAATGTGGACGGTATTCTTGGAAATGATACGGCGACCGGTATTGGAACATTCCAGAAAAAAGTCGGAATTACAGTAGATAAGAAATGCGGACCGGTTACAAGAGAAAAATTAAAAGAGTAGATCAAGGACGGTAAGGTGTCACAGCCTACCGTCTTTTTATTTTGCATAGAAAGTTGGTGCATATATGGCAGACATTGATGAATTACAAATAAAAATCAAAGCTGACTCTGCAAAAGCAAGTAATTCCATAGAAAGCCTTGTAAACAGCATGAATAGGCTCCGGGAAAGCATATCGTTTGACACTGCAAAACTTTCAAATATTGCAAGCGGAATCAGAAGCATTTCCGATGCTGCGACTGGATTCAAAGGTGGAAAATCTACGGAAATAACATCTATGGTCAGAGCACTCAACAAATTTTCTGGTGTTGATGCAAATTCTATCCACGGAATATCTTCTGCTGTGAGAGATCTTGCATCTGGAATAGCAAGTGTTAAAGCTGTTGATACAAGCGGACTCACAAGCATGGTGTCGGCACTGTCGAAAATTGGTGGCAAGGCATCTACACAGGCGACAAAGAATCTGCCGGCTTTATCTGCGCAGTTACAAAACTTTGTACGCCAGATGAACAAGATAGGTGCATTGAATTTTGATATGACGAATATGAGTAACCTTGTGACAGCCATATCAAGGCTTGGAAGCGTTGCAAGCGGACGTGCAGTAACAAATATACCTTTGCTTGCTGATAACCTTAAATATCTGTTTGAGACACTCTCAAAAGCACCGAATGTAAGCGCAAATATTTTACAAATGACACAGGCACTTGGAAATCTTTCAAACAGATCTGGAGGTGCGATTACTGGATTAAATAACAGCATCAGTAATCTTTCCGGTTCTTTCCTTGGATTTAAGACATCCACAGGGAAAGCATTGATTGGACTCAAGTCATTCACAAGACAGATTTTGTCCTCTATGGGGATTTATCTTGGTCTGTACGGAGCGATAAGAGGAATAAAAAATGCAATCGACATATCATCCGCATTAACAGAGGTTCAGAACGTTGTTGATGTTACTTTTGGGGACATGTCAAAGAAAGTCAATGACTTTGCACAGGATTCTATACGTCAGTTCGGTATGTCAGAACTGACACTGAAACAGACGGCAAGCCGATTCCAAGCAATGGGAACAGCCATGGGAATTGACAGCAGTTTGATAAAGAAAGCCAATGAGTTTTTGAACAAACAGACAGATGGCTATATTGGTCTGTCTGATTCCATGGCTGATGTGTCTTTGAATTTAACAAAATTAACTGCTGATATGGCATCTCTGTATAACATAGATCAGGATGTTGTGTCGCAGGATTTAGCTGCAATATTTACCGGACAGACACGTCCATTAAGAGATTACGGTCTTGATCTTACACAGGCAACCCTTAAAGAGTGGGCGATGAAACAGGGATTAGATTCTGATATCGAGTCTATGTCACAGGCTGAAAAGACAATGCTCCGGTATCAGTACGTCCTTGCCAATACGCAGACAGCGCAGGGAGACTTTGCGCGTACTGCTGATTCATGGGCGAACCAGATCAGAATTCTAAAACAGTCGTTTGAACAGCTTGGCAGTGTTATCGGTGGAGCATTAATCAATGCTTTTAAACCATTCGTAAAAGCACTCAATTCTGTTTTACTGGTTGTTATCAGCTTTGTAACAAAGGTTACAAACGCTTTAGGCGCAATCTTCGGATGGAAATATGAGGATTCCGGTGCAGGTCTTGCAGATAGTTTTTCAGATGCGGCAGAGAGCGCAGGCGATGTTACTGACAATACCGGACAGGCGGCAAAGAACATCGACAAGATGAATAAGGGCATCCGTCAGTTTGACGAATTGAAACTGATTACAACAAATGATGGTTCTGGAAAAAAAGGTTCGGGCGGTTCCGGCGGCGGTGCATCCGGTGGTGCCAGTGGCGGTAAACTCGTCAAGACAGATACTATTTTCAAAAATTACGAAAGTGATATTAAAAACTTAAAACAGCTTGGAAAATACATCAGTGATGCCTTATCAAAAGCTATGGAGTCTATCAACTGGGATAAGATTTATTCCAAGGCAAGAAACTTCGGTAAAGGTTTAGCAGACTTTCTTAATGGTCTTATTAATCCGAGACTGTTCGGGAATGTCGGAAAAACGATTGCAGGGGCATTGAATACTGCAATTTACGCTACATTATCGTTTGGCGAGACATTTGATTGGTCAAATCTTGGCAAATCTATCGCAGAGGGTATTAACAAATTCTTTCAGACATTTGATTTTAAATCACTTGCTAAAGACGTCAATGTTTGGGTGCAGGGGATATGGAAAACAATTAAAACTGCAATAGAAAATATCAAGTGGTCTGATGTTTGGAAAGGCGTAAAAGATTTTCTTTCAAACATTGATATTGAGACAGTTGAAATTCTTCTCGGAGCATTTGCCCTGAAACTTGCAGGCAAACTGTTAACAGGGAAACTTCTCAAGGAGACTATCGGGAAATTAATAGGAGCGAAATTCACAGCCGCTTTTGGTCAAACGGCGGTAAAATCATTGCTTTCTTATGCAATTCCTATTTCACTTGCTGTAGTAGTGGCAACGTTATCTTTTACGGTTGGAAAAGATAGCATAAAAAAAGATGCTAATAATTTAGAAAAAGCGTATGAAAAAGGCGGTTTTCTGCAATATCTTCAGGAAAGTTTTAAACAACTTCTTAATCCGTTTGAATGGATTAATGCATATGGCGGTGGAGTTTTGAGCCATGATACTGTGATGGACAAATTAGGCATTGGAAATGGAATGAATGTTGATGAATTTGTCAAAAATCTGCCTAAAAAGGAAGATTACAAATCATTAGATGATTTCCAAAAAGCATTAAATGAGTTCAATGATAATATGCCTAATAAATTAAATGTACCTGACAGCTTTGATCTAAAGGCGTGGATAGATGAATGGAAGAATATAAACGGATTAGATGATGTAGATTTACGAGCAGATGTTGTTCTTCCAAATTTACAAGAGAAGATTTCCGAGTTCAAAGACAATGTAAAAGAATGGTGGGGATTAGATGTTGAACTACCCGTTCGCAATAAATTAACAACAACTTTAGAGGATGTTTCTTCATGGTGGGAAGATGTAAAGGAATATTGGGGAGAAAAGAAACTGTCAGTAAAAGCAGAGATTGCGAATATCAAAGAAAAAATAAAAGAAAAGTGGGATGAAGCTTTAACTTACATTCAGGAGAATATTTTCCCGTGGTTCACAAAAGAAAAGTGGATGGAAGTAGGAAATGGAATAAAAGAGGGATTATCTGCTAAATGGGATGAATTTTCCGATTGGTGGCAAAAGACAGGAATATATAACTGGTGGGAAAATTATGTGAAACCTTGGTTTACAAAAGAAAAATGGGATGAACAGGGAGACGGAATGAAAAAAGGTCTTTCTGAAAAATGGGACGAATTTAGTAACTGGTGGAGTACATCTGGAATTGGTTCTTGGTGGACAAATCATGTCGCACCGTATTTTACGAAAGACAAATGGACATTCAGTGGCATTTCTGACGGATTGAAGCAGGCATTTGATAATGCTGTTGCAGGAATTAAGCAGGTATGGAATAATTTTGCAACGTGGCTTAATTCAAAACTGTCTTTTTCATGGGATTCTGTAAATATTGGTGGAAAAGAAATAATTCAAGCTGGCAATATTAACCTTGGGAAAATCCCAACGTTCGCCGCAGGAGGTTTTCCAAAACAGTACAGCATGTTTATGGCAGGAGAAAACGGCGTACCGGAAATCCTTGGAACAGTTGGAGGAAAGACAGCAGTTGCTGGAGGACAAGAGATCACTGGTATTCGTGATGCTGTGTACAGTACGTCACAACAAGAGATTGCGTTACTTAAACAACAAAATCAATTATTGTCAGAAATTTTGAAAAAACCAATGTTAAGTAATAATGATGTATTTAATGCGGCTAAATCTGTATATAAAGGCGAAGCCAAAAGAAGATATGGAGATAGTGCGGCATTTGATCCTGTTTGGGGATAATAGTTGAAATCCTCTCATGCTATGATATAATGTTTTCAAAAAAACAATATGGGAGGATTTTATGGCTATATTATTATGTGATGGAAAAGAATTTTCAGTAAAAAAATTTGTAAAAGAAAGTAGAATGTATACTTTAGATATGAGTTTTGAAAGTAAGAAAGAATTTGAAGAATTTTCTAAACTCTATGAAAGATATGAATTTTCAGAAGGGGTTTTTGATTTTGAAATTGAGGGAGAAATCTTTAAGGGTTGGTTTGGAAATATGTTGTATGATAAAAAATACAATGTTAGAGTAATTATTGGTATCTATGACGGAATAGATGAATTGGAAAGCGGATGTAAGGTATATAATGTACCGAGTTCACTTATTGGAATTGGAAATGCAATAAGAAAAATTTGCGATGTACTTGAAAAAAATAACAATATCAATGATGAGCAGAAAAATGACATATTAAAAACAATGAATACACCAGAAACAGATATAGAGTTTCAACATTTAGTAGAAGATTTGCCTTTATATCTAGAAACATCAAAACAGACGATTGAAGATATAAAAAAGGAACTGGATTTATAATGACAAAAACCGCCACTTGTGGTAGAATTATTTTATTACAAGTGGTGGGAGGAAAAGCTATGAATGAAAAAAGTGAAACAAAATTATGCAAATACTGTCAGACGGAGATTCCAGCTAAAGCAAAAATTTGCCCTAATTGCAAAAAAAAGCAGGGTGGGGCAACAAAGTGGTTTGTTGCGGTGGTTATAGTTATAATCCTGTTGATTGCCACATTTGGCGGAAACGGAGAAAACAACGATGCAGTTGCTGATTCTACCGAGCAAAATAAAAAAGTTTCTTCTATTAGTACGGTAGATAACAAGGAAGCGACAAGAGAAAAAGTTTCTGATTCTGATTTTTTGGTAAAAGAGTATCTGTACGAAAACACAATAGGAGACACATTAGATTTTTTGATTGTAACAAATAATTCAAACACGAATGTCGCAATTTCTGGGAACGCTATAGCCAAAGATTCAAGTGGGAATTCAATAGGAGCCGCCGACATGAGCATTGATGTATTGGGAGCAGGGGAAACATCTATTGGTGTTTTCTATTTTGATAGTGTGTCCGGAATTGACAAGGTGGATTATACCTTAGATTATGACGAAAACCCATATTATAAACCGGTTGTAAATGATTTATCCGTTGAACAGACATTTAATGATGAAAACGTGACTGTATCCGTGACCAATAACAGCACAAATCCGGCGCTTTTTGTAAGCGCGTATGCAATATTTTTTGACAGTAGTAATAATGTGGTAAATTACAACAGCACATATATTACAGATTCAGACAGTGAGATTAAACCAGGGAAAACTATTTCAGATCAGCTTGATTGCTATGGGAAATACGATCATGCAGAAGTATATTTTACTGGAAGAGCAGACAAATAGAATAATAAGTCAAAGTGGGTATAAAAGAGGGAGCGCAGTGATGCGCTTCTTTTTTTGAAAAATATTTCAAAATAGTATTGACTTTCTTTGCACGTACATATATTATTAAGGCATAAAGATTGCACGTGCAATCAAAAAGAGAGGAAGTGATTATGTGTCTCCATTAAAAAAAGGACAGAAACTTACTGATAATCCTAAAAATGTTAGGCTTGATTTGAGACTTACAAAAGCAGAAGCAGAGGATTTGCAATATTGTGCGGATAAGTTAAAAACAAGCAGAACGGATGTTATCAACATGGGGATTAGAAAAGTGAAAGAAGAAATCAACAAAAAATAAAGCGTTCCAACCCTAGACAAGTTAAACGCTTTATTCAACACAGCCACCAAAAGCGGTTGATACATGGATTATACCGCTTTTTGGAATGGTTGTCAAACAGCAAACGAAAGGTAGGTAAAATCTATGAGAAGCATTGAAGAAATTGTAAGAACGATACTTAATAGTGACGCGCTGATGGAGAAAGTGAATCATGTTGTGGAAATCGAGAGGATGAAGTATAACCGTGGTTGGAGTACCGAAACGGACATTGATAATTTTTCTCCGATTGGTTTTCGCAAAGTGGTAACATCAGCCATGAATTTGCTCGGACTGCCGAACGAATTCGATGAGGTTGATATTGCCAGCGAAATTCTTAAGGACATTTTCAGAAATGAAATTATAAAAAAGGATGGAACTTATTTACCGAGCCAAATTGAGCAGTACAGATCGTTGCTTTCTCGGCTTGCAATCCAATGTGATAACGAAAAATTGTTGCGCGGCGTTGTAATATTTATGGCAGATTTGAATGATGAGGACGTAATAGATCACGACGGTATTTACCGCCTTGTAAAGAAAGGCGGTGCAAGATAATGAAAGAATTTTATTTTGAAGAAATTACCAAAAATCTGAATTTACTCAGCGAACACTTTTTAAGATGTGTGTGGATTTTTACAAGTAACCTTGCATCCGACAAGAAAGGCGGTGCGAGATGAAAGAACAGCTGATAACGGAAATCCAGAGCATACAGGACGAAAAATTTTTGCATTTCATTTTGAACACAATTATTTCATTTAAGCAGAAATGGGGGATTTGCTGATGAACGATATTCAGATTTTTAACAATCCTATTTTAGGGGATTTGAGAACGGTTATAGTAAACGGAAAAGAATACTTTTTTGGAGTAGATATAGCTTCGATGCTTATGTATAAAAGACCAAGAAAGGCGGTTTCGGATAATTGCAAGGGTGTCCTGGTCGAGGATAGCTTTAAAAATAATGGTGGATATGCAGAACCTCTTATTCCGGAAGGAGATATTTACCGATTGATTATTAAAGCTGGTCAACAGGGTAACAGTAAAGAAATAAAAGATAAAGCTGACAAATTGGAAAAATGGATATTTGATGAAGTTTTACCGAGCATCAGAAAGACTGGTACATACATGATGCCGCAAACCACGGACGGGAAGATTGCATTGCTTGCACAGGGGCACACGGAGCTTAAAGCAGAGGTCGACGAAATCAAGGCGGATTTGGAAAGTCTTAAGATGGACTTGCCGATACTTCCGGTGGAAGCCGACCGCATTACGGAAGCTGTCAGAAAGAAAGGCGTTTCAATCATGGGCGGCAAACAGTCGAGCGCATACAGCAACCGTGGATTGCGCCAAAAGGTTTACAACAATCTGTATGCCAATCTGAAATACAACTTTGGTGTTCGGTCTTACAAGAGCATCAAGCGTAACCAGTGCGACAAGGCAGTGGAAGTGATAAATGCCTATCAGACGCCGTATTTTTTGCAGAAACAGATTGACGATGCCAATATGCAGCAGAGGTTGGAATTTGATTGACAGATTTTGGCATATGGTATAGAATACAAAATAATTAAAAATCACGCAGGTAAGACCTAAAGAAATTTAGGACGTCCTGCAAGCCTATGAGGAATAGGTGCGGATTCGTGACCGCCAGAGATTGAAGAAATTCAGTCTTTGGTGGTCTTTTTATTTATTTCAAACTGCATAAGAAAAATAAAAAAATGAAATTTAAACCTGCCTGTCAAATGACAGTAGCGAAAGAAAGGTGGAAAAGAGTATGTATGAATTGGTGGAACTCAAAGGAAACGATGTTTTTACAAACAGCAAAGTGATTGCAGATGGAACAAATAACCAACATGAATCTGTTGTTGCTATTATCAGAAAATATGAGAAAGATATTTTAGACTTTGGCAATATTGATTTCTCCGATTTAAAATCGGGGAAAAGGGGACAGCCGGAAAGAGTTTATTATTTGAATGAGGAACAAGCAACATTTGTTATAACTCTTTTGAGAAATTCAAAAATAGTTGTGAAGTTTAAGAAAGAGTTGGTTCGACAGTTTTATGCAATGCGCAGATTTATTCTTGAAAAGCAATCGAAACTATGGGGCGAAACAAGAATTGCTAATAAAGAAAATCGGCTGAAAGAAACTGATGTGATTAAACTCCTTGTAGACTATGCCAAAGAACAAGGAAGTACGCATTCAGATAAACTGTATGTGACATATACCAAGTTGGCAAAATCAGTAATTGGTGGAAATCGCGACAATATCACAGTTTCAGATCTCAATAATCTAACCCTTGTAGAAAGCATTATTTTGCAGACTATTAGAATTGATATGTCAATGGGTATGCACTACAAGGATATTTATAGGGATTGCAAAATAGAATAGAACAATTTGCAGATATAACTTACCTGTCCGCTTAGCCCCGAAAATTTGGGGCTATTCCAGTATTTCGTCACGGGAAATTACAATCTTACTAAATATATAGCGTGCGACTCCTGTTAGGGTATGTTCCTAACGCACGTGAATTTAAAGGTTGAGCCTTGCGAAATGTAAGGCTCGGAAATTTAGGAGATAGAAAATATGGCATACACAGCTCTTATGACTAAAGATGAAATTGGATTTGAAAACAATACGAACACGATAACAACACTTGAAATTGCAGAAATGATGGAAACAGAACACTCTAAGTTGCTTCGTAAATTGGAAGGAGACGGAACACGTAAAGGAATTATTCCTATTTTGAGCGAAGCCCATTTGGGTGTGGCGGATTATTTTAAAGAAAGCACGTACCAAGATGCACAAGGAAAGCCAAGAAAATGTTATAATGTAACTCGTTTAGGTTGTGATTTTCTTGCTAATAAGTTTACAGGAGAAAAAGGTATCCTATTCACAGCAAAATATGTAAAGCGTTTTAACGAGATGGAGAGAGGACAGATACCGCAAGATTTTCCATCGGCACTTCGGGCATATGCGGATGAAGTAGAGCGCAGGCAGATTGCAGAACAGGAGAATGAAAAGCTGCAGCAGGAACTTGACTATAGCAAAGACTGGTATTCTATTAAGCGTGTTGCAGCAATGAACGGTGTGGACTGGAAAACATTTAATTGGCGAAAACTCAAAGAAAAGAGCATTGAACTTGGATATGGCGTGAAAAAGATTTTTGATGCAAATTATGGAGAGGTAAATACCTACCATAGGGATGTTTGGGAAGCAGCATACCCGGAGTATGAAATTTAGGAGAAATTTTATGAACAAATTAGAAATCAGGATTACATATGGGAACACGGAAGTAATTCACACACCGGAGAAAATTGTGATTAAATCGCCCAATATCGAAGTAATTACAAAATAGATCAAGAAAAAGAAGTGGCATCTATCAAATTGGTGGTAGGTGCTATTTTGTACAAATTTTACCGACTGTCATTTGAGACAGCCGCAAACCCAAACAGTTAGGTGGTGGAAATATGGCATACAGCGGATGGCTTTTAAAGATTGGAAATTACATAGTGCCAATGTCTTTTATGAAAGCGGAATCATATAGTCCATATGTCAATATGCAGGATTTAGATGATTATACGGATGCCAACGGTTATCTGCATAGAAATGCCGTGGAATTAAAGGCTTTAAAAGTGGAGTTTGAGACACCGGCAATGCTGACAAATAAGACTTTTAATGAGGTGCTAAATAATATCAGAAGCCAGTTCACAAATGCAACAGGGAGAGCCTGCTATATCACAGCGTATATCCCGGAATATGACGATTATGTGACGCAGTACGGCTATATGGCAGATTTTCAGCCTACGATATACGGAACATATGATGGGGTAATTCGTTACAATTCAGTTCGGCTTGCTTTCATAGGGGGTGTGTACGGTGGTTAATTATAAATATGGCGACTTGTTCAAAAAAGATACGGTCGATAAGCAGTTATCCATCGTATCTGATGACGGAAAAATTAATATCACAAATACAGAGCTGCACCAGGAAATGTTTGAACTAACAGAAAGCCTATGTTCAGAACAGGAATTAACGTTTGGTTCGTGTGAAGCTGCCATGATTAAATTTACCGTCTCAAACACATTTCTACCAATGAAAGGCAAATGGCTGACAGTAAGAATGTCACTTGATGGTCACACGGATGCGGCGTTTCAGTTCGGGAGATACAAGGTTGATTCTGACACACCTACGGCAGATAGAACATGCCGTGAAGTTATCGCCTATGACGCGTTGTACGATGTTTTAACAGCCGATGTGGCAGCATGGTACAACACTGTATTTCCGTCGCACGAGGAACAGAAAACAGATGAAGATGGCACAATCACGACCGTTACAGTTTATGATCCGGTCACTATGAAGCAGTTCCGGGACAGTTTTTTCAAGCATTTCGGAATCGAACAGGCGAACATCACACTCATTAATGACAATATGTCAATCGAGAAAACCGTGGCGGTCACGGCATCCAGTGAGACAAGTTCTGCCACAGAGGAATCAAGCACCATAGGCGAGACAATCAGCGGCAAGGAAGTGTTGTCCTGTATTTGTGAGATCAATGGCTGTATGGGGCATATGGGGCGCGACGGGAAGTTTCATTATATTTATCTGGAACAGGAGATACAGGGATTATATCCAAGGAATGATCTCTATCCGGCGGATAATTTGTATCCAAGAGATCCGAAAAGTACACAGATAGGAAAAGGATTCTATGTTACCGCCACCTATGAAGATTATCTTGTCAAAACCATTAATAAACTTCAGATCAGAGAACAGAAGAATGATATTGGCGTGATCGTAGGCACCGGAGACAATGCCTATGTGATCGAGGATAATTTTCTTGTCTATGGTAAAGGTTCAAAAGAGCTGAAAGGAATTGCAAAAAATATTCTCTCTAAGATCAGAGGGATTATTTACCGCCCGTTTACGGCGGACTGCAAAGGAAATCCGTGTCTGGAAGTTGGGGATGCAGTGCGGCTGCCGACCAGATATGAACTGATCGAGTCCTATATTCTGAAAAGAACTCTGAAAGGCATACAGGCTTTGCGTGATGATTTGGAAGCGGATGGGGAAGAGTACCGAACGAGTAAAGCGAATGGAATACAGAGAAGTATTTTGCAGCTTAAGGGAAAAAGCAATGTATTAGAGCGGACGATTGAAAAGACACAGAGCACGATCGAGGTTAAAGAGCGGAAATTAATATCGCAGATAACGCAGACTGCGACTGAAATCCGGACGGAAGTGAAAAACACAGCCGATGGTCTATCATCACGGATTACTCAAAACGCAAATAATATTACAGCAGAAGTAAAAAGAGCACAGGGGCAGGAAGTTGAACTTGCAGCAGCTATTAAAATTAATGAGGACAAGATTACAGCGGAAGTTACGAGAGCAAGCAAAGCAGAGGGCGATTTGTCCGGAAAGATAGAGGTGACCTCAACTAAGATACGGTCAGAAGTCAGTGCTTCTTTAACAGTATGGGATACCGAAGATTATGACGTTACACATTGTGGTTTCGGGAATCCACAAGATACATACCCTGCATCTTCGTATTATTCTGGACACAGTTTTTTGGATCAGAATACTGGAAAGTTTTATGGTTGCGAACCAGATGGTGGAATAAGCAGTGGAAAATACAAATGGACTCTGATAAAGAAATTTAAGCAGCTTTCATCGAGTGCGTCCAGTACGATTACGCAGTCATCAAAGCAGATCAGCTTGAAAGTATCAAAAGACAGCGTCATTTCAGAAATCAACCAGTCAGCCGAGGGTATCAAAATTAAAGCAAAACTGCTTGAATTAAAAGGTTCTATGGAAATGACCGGGGGATATATGCATATTCAAACGGAAGAGTCTGTAGAAAACCTTATTGAATTTAAACGCAGTGGAACACTTGTACAGATGGGAACGGATGGATTTCGAACAGTGGAAGGGACGCTTGAAAGTCCTGTTCATAAATGTACGGTTCAATATAATCAGGTTTCATTGCATAAAGGCGCAAACGATAATGACCACATGATGATCCATTTAGACGGAGATACCGGAGTAGGTGGATTCAGAGGTGGAGTAATTAATGGATCTGACAAAAGAATAAAAAACACAATTTTAGATTTAAGCAAAAAGCAATCATCTGAGTTTATTTATTCTTTAAGAGCAAAATCGTATCGTTATAATTTCGAAAAGGATGGATTTCATCATGGCTTTATAGCACAGGATGTTTTGGAAAGTGTGGAAGAAGGATGGAATATTTGCCCTCAAATTTTCTCAAACGGTAACGGAGAAAAGTATTACGGACTGAATTATACAGAGCTGATCGCTGATCTGGTTGCCACAGTGCAGTTGCAGCATGAAGAGATAGAACAGTTAAAGGAAAAGGTGGAAAATCTATGATAAATGCAAAAATCCGGGAATTTGAAAACGACATTATCAATTATGTAAATTTGTGCGAGGATGTTCCAATCGAAGCTAAGTACCTGGTGTTTAAGGATATTCTGCAGCAGATCAAGGAAGAGGCAAACAGGCAGGTTACAGTAGAGCGGGAACAAATGAAGCTTGCAAAGGAAAGGGAGAGTGAGGATCATGAATAAAGCGCATAGTGCTATTAATTGGGAGAATTATCCGAGTGATGAAACACCGCTTAATGAAAGCAATCTTAACAAAATGGACGCAGCTATTGGCGTTATTGATGATCGTGTAATTACTCTCGATACCACAAAAGCCACGAAAACAGAAGTGGCTACCCTTGTTGCAGACGTGACCTTTGAGGAATCGACCGGAATCATTACGATCACAAAAAAGAACGGTTCTAAGATTACGATTGATACACAGATGGAGAAAATCGCAATCAACTTCGTTTATAACACGACCACACAGCAGATTATCCTGACTCTGATTGATGGCACGAAACAGTACATAGACCTGTCGGCACTGATTACACAGTATGAGTTCCTTAATTCTGATACGGTAGCTTTTTATATTGATAAGGATGGAAAAGTGTCTGCCATCGTCAAAGAGGGTAGCATCGAGGAAAAACACTTGGAGCCAAACTATCTTGCAAAAATTAAGGTGGAAGTAGCAAAGGCAGAGTCAAGCCAGCAGGCAGCGGCAATGTCTGAAATAAACGCCAAAGCAAGTGAGAATGCCGCAAAAGCCAGTGAAACAGCTGCAAAAAAATCAGAGGACAATGCCAAGGCGTCCGAGACAGCGGCAGCGAAGTCAGCTACGGCGGCAGCGGCATCCGAAAGCAACGCAAAAGTCAGTGAGACATCCGCCAGTGAATCATCCGCCACAGCCACGGAGAAAGCATCGTCCGCCAGTCAGTCAGCTGATACAGCAGCCGAAAAAGCAGATATTGCAACTCAAAAGGCTGCGGAGATCATCGGTAAAGCGGAATCTGCAGAAGAAAGTGCAACCAAGGCACAGAGTTATGCTGTTGGTGGTACAGGAAGCAGAGAGGGCGAGGATTCTGACAATGCCAAGTATTACTATCAGCAGGCAAAAGACATATCAGAAGGACTTAAAGGTGGATTGCAACCACACGGAACAGTTGCATTTGCAGATCTTCCGGCACTTGCGGATGTTAGCACAGGGTGGATGTTCAATATTTCAGACGAATTTACAACCACGGATGATTTTAAAGAGGGAGCCGGGAATGTAATTCCGGCAGGTGCCAATATTTATAAAACATCAGATGAAAAGTGGGACGTGCTGGCCGGAACTCCAGTTACCGGAATCAAAGGTGTAAATGAAGATTCTTTCCGTAGGGGCAATGTAGAACTCACAGCAGAAAACGTCGGTGCAGTGGCAACTGGTGGAGATACAGCCGAGAATACAGCAACCTTTACGAGTAGTGATGTGGCAGACGGATTAACGTCAGCGTGGACGACTGTATCAAAATTATCAAGCGGTGAAAAACACTCTTCAATTTTTGCGAAGGTGTCACAGATGTTCAAGAATGTGCGGTATCTCTATAAAATGCTTGGAACGACAGACATTTCTAAGATTGGGAATGGTACTTGTACCGGGGCGATATCATCGTTAAACAGCGGTTTAGCAAATAAGTATTTTATTAAAATAATGAAAAGCGACTGGTCTGGAATTATGGGTTCGCTTATGCCAATGTTTAATATTAATAATGATAATATGATAGATCTCATTGCACACAACGAGCAGAATGATACTTATCCTGGCGTACGAGTTGCCCGTGCTAGTGCAGATTATGATGGTAATAACATTCCAGACACATATTTAAAAAAGTCAGATGCCAAAAATAATGTATCTGGCTTATCCAATACTGCAACAAATTATAATGACCAAACTCCTGTCGTGCAGTATTTCACTGTCCCGGATGATGGGTATTATCTTATTACAGGTCTTGTCACTTTCAGTTCAAACGCAAATGGGTTTCGTGAAGTTTTTATAACAAATACAACATCTAACTATGTCATGGGACGAGTCAGAGTTCCTGCGGTATCCGGCGGTGCAGTAACTTTACAGGTAACGAGTGGTGGCACTTTCGGACCGGGACAGACTGGTACACTCAGTACTTATCAGAACTCAGGTTCAAATCTTAATGTGCAGGAATGGTTAAGTATGGTAAAGATCGCGCCTAAACTGTAAAATTTAAGGATTTTTAACTTCTGTTTTACGAATAAAGCGGACAACTTGGCACAAAAGAAAACCTATGTAGAAATATAATAAAATCAAGAGCCTAAGAGCCGATTACATGACCATGTGTTGTGTAGCCGGCTCTTTTGCATAAAGCCTACGGGCAGAAAGGGAAATTATGCACTTAAAATTCATCACAGATAACTGGCAGATGCATAATTTTCAACCAGTAATCAATTTTTTAACAAAATTTAAACTAATCAATCGACATTCTGTGACAATAATAAATTTACCTGTCGAAACTTGCGACCGAAAGAAATTGAATGTTTGCGGGAAAATTTGTAAAATAAAATTGTCCGATAAGGGCACTTCAAGTTCTGGCTGAGGGGCGGGATAAGGCGTTTTCTTGTCCCTCAACTACAAACGAGTTTGTAATTTGTAGCAATTTGTCAAATTGGGTTGACGGTATCGAACATAAGTTCTATAATTTGTTTATCGCTATCGGAAGTGCGGAATGATTGGAGGAAATCAATATGGGGGAAAATGAGGTTGAGAATGAAAACGTAAACGAATTTTACAAGGAAAAAATTTATGAATTGGTCGCTCATTGCGATAATGAGAGGTGGCTTAGAGCTATCTTAACGTTTATAAAAGAACTATTAAAGTAAAAGAAAGCCAAGGGTTTGCGCATTGCCCTTGGCTCTTTTTTATTTCTTCCCAGAAATCATGTCAATTAAGTTCTCAAGATTTTTCCATCCTGCATCATCCATTTTAGACAAAGCCGAAATCAATCTTTTTTTGAAATCTCCATCTTCACATTTAAGAACATTTGCAAGCATCTTGGAAATTTGTTCGTCTTTTGTTTCTGGAACAAACATTTCTCCGGTTCCGGTTCGGAGCCATTCTTCGTTGACACCAAATTCTCTACATATAGAAAGAATAACAGCATCAGTAGGATTTCTTAAACCAGTTTCGTAACCAGTGACAGTATTTCCTTTGACACCTAGTTTTTCCCCAAATTCAACTTGTGTCAATCCAGCTTCTTTTCTTATCTGTTTAATTCGGTCTTTCAATCTTCACACCTCCTTTCGAGATAAATATATCAAAAAAAACTCGCAAAGTCAAGATTTTGTGTTGACAAAAAACTCGAAACGCGATATTATAAACTCGCAAGGACAACAAAAACTTAAATTGAAACAGAATAGAGGTGAGAAATTGAACGATTTAGAACAAGCCAAAATTCAGACGCCAATCGAAATTGCACTTGGAATCGATGAAGAGGGAATGACTACGGCAAGAAAGTTGTATGATTTCTTGGAGTTAGACAGCCGCAATTATTCAAGATGGTGCAAAAGCAATATCATCGAAAACGAATTTGCCGAGGAAAACGTTGATTATTGGGCGTTCGTCATTGATGAAGAACGGAATTTTAACCCAAATCCGACAACAGATTACAAACTGACAGCCCATTTTGCAAAGAAACTTTCTATGAAAGGAAATGGAGCGAAAGCAGAAGAAGCGCGTGAGTATTTTACACATTTGGAGGAACGTGTGAAACAGAAAGCAGTTGACTTCAACCAGTTATCCCCGGAACTTCAAATTCTGCAAGGACTGCTTTCACAGATGGTTCAGAAAGAACTTGCTGACAAGGAACGTGACAAACAGATTGCTATTGCAAAAGAAACTGCTGATAAGGCGGTTGCGACAACAGAAAGCATCAAAGAAGCGGTTAAACCTGTATTTGATAACTGGAGAAATGAGGTCAATGCCAAGTTCAACCGCATCCAGAAAAGTTCTGGAACGCAGTTTAAAGATTTGCGAACCGAGATGTACTACGAATTGGAGCATCGCGCCGGATGTGATTTAAACACAAGATTGAGAAACAAGCGTAGCCGGATGGCAGAAAATGGGTGCACAAAAACAGAAATCAATGCACTAAACAAGATGGACGTTATCGAAGATGATAAGAAACTTCGAGAGATATTTTCAAAAATCGTTACAGAGTACGAAATCAGATATTGCGCATAGAAAGGAAGTGAATTGAATGAGTGAAAAGGAAAAGCAGGTAGTTGAAAAACTTCGTGATGCTATTCCAAACATGACAGATTTTCAGAAAGGATATGTTCTTGGCATGGTTGAGGGTTCTGCAAAAAAGCAGGAAAGTGAAGAAGACAATCAGAAAGGAGAAATTCAGTGAGAATTTTAAAAGAAATGCTCAATACGTTAAAGAGTATTGACGGTACACTAAAACGCATTGAGCAGTCTGTTTCAGAGGAGAAACAGCATGAAGTGATAAAAGAAGCTGTTTCTCATGCAATGGTTGGAAAAAGGTACGAACCTACTCCGAAAGATTTTTGACAGCAAAATCGTATGCCGCTTTTAAATACAGAACTTCTTCGGATGACATTTCGGTATTTCCGCAAAGTGGAGCTTCGCGTTTGTCAATTTCATATTCTGAAAGTTTTGAACTGGCATATGCGACAGCTAAGTCATGAATTGTCTTTTCAATCATTTTAGCACCTCCCTTATTTGATGATAAGGGAATTATAACATAGAAAGGAGAAGAATGTCGCATAGCATTGAAGGATTAATAGATATCCTCCACCAGCAAATTGAAACACTGGTAGAGGAAAGCAAGAAAACATCTGATACGGAAACAAAAATTCGCATTGCAGGCGAAATTGACCGTATTGCTGAAACGATTATTAGGATTGCTGCCGATTGAGTATTGATTCGATGCTAGATATGTTTCTTTCGATAGATTTTAGTTCTGAAAGATTTTTAATGCTTTTTAAATTACTTAATTTATGAACAGCACAACAATCAGAACTGGAAACATACCAAGCACAATCGCGGATGCAATCTCTAAAATCGTTAAGTGGACATTTGTTAATGGTTACCACCTCCTTGTGGAGGATTATAACACGGAAAGGAGTTGGAGGAAACGGAAGAGTTAAAACAAGCAAAAATGCAGACACCGATTGAGATTGCGCTTGGTGTTGATGAAAACGGAATGACCACCGCAAGAAAGCTGTATGCGTTCTTGGAATTGGCACAGGGACAGTTTTCAAGATGGGCGAAATCAAACATTGTTGATAATGAATTTGCCACTGAAAATGAGGATTACTGGGGGTTCGACATCAATGTCGAGGGTAACAAAACGCAGGATTACAAAATCACAGCCCATTTTGCAAAGAAACTTTCTATGAAAGGGAATGGAGCGAAAGCAGAAGAGGCACGAGATTATTTCACGACCTTGGAAGAGCGTGTGAAACAAAAGGTAATCGACCTCAATCAGTTATCACCTGAGTTGCAGATGTTCCAGAAGATTTTCAATTCTGTAGCAGAACAGCAGTTAGAACAGAAACGGCAGGCAGAACAGTTAAACCATGTGGAACAAAGAGTTGAGAGCATCCGAGAAGTGGTTGCACTCGATACAACATCATGGCGTGATGATACCGGAAATATTTTAAGAAAAATCAGCATGGAACTTGGTGGCGGACAGGCGTACAGCCAAGTAAGAGCCGAAAGCTACGAACTGTTATCAAAGCGAATGGGTGTAAATCTGAAACAGCGCTTAACCAATAAGCGCAGGAGAATGGCTGACGAGGGCATCTGTAAATCAGCAAGAGACAAATTATCCTATGTGGATATTATTGCAGAGGATAAGAAGTTGATCGAGGGATATACAGCCATCGTAAAAGAAATGGCAATCAGATACGGAGTTGGAAAGGATTAACAGGAGGTATTCATGGATAGACAGAACATTGCTTTAAGAAAGACATTAGATCAGATCGGCGTAAAACATAGCCTTAAGGGTTACGGTTACATAATAAGTGCGGTTGAGAAATGTCTTGAAAACAGAAGTAAACTTGTCGGCATTATTAAAGGACTCTATACTGAAATCGCAGAAGAAAACAGCGATACAGTCTGGAGAGTAGAAAGATCAATCCGGCACGCGATAGAAGTTACTTGGACAAATGGCAATACAAATGCAATCAACAAAATTTTTGGTTACACGGTTTCAGTGGGAAAAGGAAAGCCGACAAATTCAGAGTTTATCGCATTAATAACAGATTTTGTTTCCCTGTATGGTGATGAGATTGCCAATGGTTCCTATAAGTGGTAGGAGTATACAGAAGAGATCGTATATCATAATTATAACAGTGAGTCTGAAGACGATGACGGTATTACCTATATCGCATTTGACACAGATTACAGCAAAGAAAAAGAAAAGGAATCATCCGAACCGACCAAAGCAGAATGATTCCAGTTCAAGCAATAGCATAAGCTATTTGCGCCTATTTTAGCACGAGAAAAGAGGAAAATCAAATATGGATGAAAAAATGAAAAACAATAATGTTTTACTTACCGGGAAAATTGTTTCAGAACCGGAATATAGCCATGAGGTATATGGAGAACAGTTTTACAACCTGTTTCTTGATGTGAACAGAAAAAGCGATATTGCAGATGTGATTCCACTGACAATTTCAGAAAGATTATTTGACGTGAGTAAGGAATGCATTGGAACTGTGATAAGCGTTTCCGGTCAATTACGTTCTTTTAATCGGCACGAAAAGAGCAAAAATCGTTTAATATTGTCTGTTTTTGTTCGTGATATTGAAATAATCACTGATGAGTATGAGGACGAAAATAAAATCATGCTTGATGGGTTCATCTGCAAAGATGTTGTTTACCGGAAAACACCGCTTGGACGTGAGGTTGCAGATGTTTTGATCGCAGTCAACCGCTCCTACGGAAAATCAGATTATATCCCATGTATCTGCTGGGGTAGGAATGCGAGATTTGCATCTACGTTTCCGGTTGGGACTCATGTGCAATGTATTGGACGTATTCAGAGTCGTGGGTACATCAAGAAATATGAAGATGGAACAGAGGAACAGCGGACAGCCTACGAGGTGTCTGTAAGCAAAATAGATGTATTGGAGGGAAAATAATATGGCAGAGAATATGATTACAATTCCGGCAGAGGAATATGCAGATTTGATCGCAAGCAGAACAAAGTTACATACAGCTTGCAGACTGATAGCAAACGAGCACAGAAAAGATGTTGAGCTGTTTGGTTCAAAGTCAACATCAATCAATTCAGAGCTGATTGAAACTGCGCTCGGATATGTTGAAGATAGAACATCTCTGGATGCAGCATTTAAGAAATATAGAGAGAAAAAGGAGCGTGAAGCAGAATGAAAATGATTTTAAAATCGCTCCATTTGGAGAATTTCAAAGGAATTAAAAATCTTGATGTTGATTTTTCAGATAAGACAAAAATTAAAGGGCAGAACGCCGCAGGAAAGACAACTATCTTCGATGCGTTTACATGGCTTCTGTTTAATAAGAACAGTGCCGGAGAGGAAAAGTTCAATGTTCGACCACTGGATAAGGACGGAAAGCGCATTGATAACGTAGAAATTAAGGTTGTAGCCGTTCTGGATGTGGACGGCAAGGAAGTGGAACTTTCAAAGATTCAGAAGCAGAACTGGGTAAAGAAGCGTGGCACCGATACCGTGACTTTGCAGGGAAATGTCAATTCGTTTGAGATTGACGGTTATCCGAAGAGTGAAGCTGATTTCAAGGATTATGTTTCCGGTCTTGCGCAGAGCGAGGAAATGTTTAAGATGCTGACCAATCCGCAGTATTTTTCTTCTCTGAAATGGAAAGACCAGAGAGATATTCTGATGAAACTTATTTCTGATTTTTCAGATGTGGAGTTGGCAAAGACAGATGCCAAGTATGCACCGTTGTTTGATGAATTGGAGAAAGCACCGTCTACAGATGATATTCGCTCTAAGTTTTCAAAAGCTCTTACAGAGTGGAAGAAGAAGCAGACTGAAATACCGGTCCGTATTGATGAAGCAGAAAAATCTAAGATTGATGTGGATGTGGCAGAGCAGGAACTTGCCAAGACTGATTTGACAAGAAAGATTTCGGAGATAGATGGCAAGATTGCAAATTCCGGAAGTGCCATTGGGGATTTGAGAAGCAGAGAAATGCAGTTGCAGTTCGATATGTCAGGAATCACGCAGACCATGAGCGGAGAGTTGTCCGCGAAGCGCAGAAAACTGGATGATGCCATCTTTGATACTGACGGAAAGATTGATGATTTACACCAGAAGATTCAGGGCACAGAGAATCAGATCATGGATAACGAAAAGGCTATTTCTAATGCCGATGCTGAACGTAAGGCTCTGGGTGTGAAATACAATGCAGAGAAAGCCAAGGCGTTTGATGAAACACCTTATCAGTTCGATGAATCCAAGTGGGTATTTGACGATTCTACGACTGTTTGCTCTTTGTGCGGACAGAAACTGCCGGACGATAAAATCGAGCAGATTAAGGCAGATTTTGAAGCAAGAAAGGAAAAAGCAAAGGAAGATTTATTTAGAAAACTTGCTGATGCGAAAAGGAATTTTGTTGAACAGACAAATTCAAATATGGAAAATATCAAATCCAAAGGTTTTGAACAGAAACGCATCATTGAGGATTTGACCAAAAAGAATGCAGAGTTGCAGCAGTCTATTGAATCCTTGGAGAAACAGGAGCAGGAAACACTTGCGCAGAAAGAGGAACTTTCCAAGCAGTTATCGCAGTTGCCGGAAGAAGCTGATTATTCACAGAACGAGGAATATGTGAAGCTGAAAGCTGAACATGATGAAGTTCTTGCAAAAATCGAAAAGTTAGAATCAGAGGGGGCGGACAGTGTTGTTGATGAATTGAAAGCCGAGAAATCTGATTTGCAGGCACGGCTTGATGAAGCGAATGCCATTATTGCCAAGGCATCTATGAATGTCGAGATTGACGAGAGAATCGCACAGTTGCAGGCAGAGCAGAAAGAAATCGGTCAGAAAGTCGCAGATCAGGAACAGATGCTTTATCTCTTGGAAGAATTTATCCGGTTCAAACTTGATAAGATTTCAGATTCCATTAACAGTCATTTCAAGACAGTAAACTTTAAGCTGTTCGAAATGCAGTTAAATGGCGGCATGAAAGATTGCTGTGAGTGTACTGTAAACGGTGTGCCATATTCGACCTTAAACAGCGGTCACAGAATTGTAGCTGGACTGGATATTATCCGTTCTCTTAGCGAAATGTACGGTGTCAGTTGCCCAATTTTCGTAGACAATGCAGAAGCGCTGAATGAGTTTAATGTGCCGGATATGGATGCACAGTTAATTCTTTTGAGCGTTTCTGAGGACAAGCAGTTGAAAGTCGAGGGAGTGTAAATGTCAAGAGTAGGAATTGGAAACAACGTCACACAGCCGGATGCACGGTGTATGTCATGCAAGCGTTGGAAGAGTGCAAGTAAGAGAGGATTCTTTGATTTTGCGGAATCCGGACATTGTTCTCTTCCGTATTGTGAGAGAGACGCAAGAAATAAAGGAAAGAGAGGTCGTGTACATGGATGATATTGAAAAATTGAAAGCCGAAAATTCAGATTTGCAAGCAAAGGTAGACGAACTTAATAGTAATAAATATTGCCTTGAAGGAGAACTTAGAAAAGCCACAGAAACAAACGAACGACTTTTGCGGATTGTTGAGAATTTGTCAAAGGGACATTAAAAAAGGAGGGTTACGATGCAGTATATCAAAGCAAAATTTCCAAACAGCACCAGAAGTTATACATACCGCACCGAGGATAATGTAAAAGCCGGTGACACGGTTGTAAATGCCAAGGGTGCAAAGCTGATGGTTACGGATGAAACAGTGGATATGAAGTGGGTGGAAACCTACGGTGCCGATAAGGTGGCGGTTGTGAGGAAATATGAGGAACTGGAAAGCGGTGGTGACGATGAGAGTTAATCCATGTAGATATTGTGCATTGTCTTTAAACCTTAATGGAAAGCATTGTTCAAGGTATTCTTCCGAAGAGTGTACAAAATGCGAGAAAATCCAAAAACACAGGGAATACCTTTTGAGTCAGCGAAAATTCGCAGAGGGTGAGCAGATTACAAGCATTGAGGAACTTTTGAAACAGGAATGGGTAATGTGGTATCACAGTACAAAGCACATAGAGGTTATCAAGAATATGCAACTCAATCTTGTTTTGAAATTTCTTAAAAATGGAGCATTTAAAAAAGCAATAAGGAAAGAAATCGAGGAAAAATAATTATGGCAGAGAACACAGCAGTAGCAAAGGCAGAGGAAAAGAAAGAGGTTGCGCACAGCAACAAAGTTACAGATTACAGTCTTGGAATTTTCGGAACATCAGATAATTTCATCATGGCAATGCAGATGGCAAAGGCACTGGCAAGTTCCACAATCGTTCCGCAGACATTCCAGAAGAACGATGCGAACTGTCTGATTGCCATTGAACAGGCACAGCGGTTAAGAGTTAGTCCACTTATGGTCATGCAGAATCTGTATGTTATTCAGGGCAGACCGAGTTGGAGCAGTAAATTTCTGATTGCCGCAATCAATAATTCCGAAAAATTTGATATGGAATTGCAGTTTGACGAAGCAAAGGACAAGAACGGCAAGCCATTCTCATGTACGGCTTGGACTATGAAAAATGGTCGCAGGGTTGAGGGCATGGAAGTAAATATGGATATGGCAAAAGACGAGGGTTGGCTTGGCAAGAACGGTAGCAAATGGAAAACCATGCCGCAGTTAATGCTTCGGTATCGTGCCGCATCTTTCTTCTCCAGTCTGAATTGTCCGGAACTGACAATGGGACTGTATACGAAAGAGGAAATGCAGGACAACGATTTCAAGGAATATCCGATGGAAGATTTGCAGGAACAGGTCAAAAGAGATATTGCCGAGAACGCCAATTCAGAGGATTTTGTTGTAGATGCAGAAGCAAAGGAAGCCGAGAGTGCAGCAGTCGAAGCGGAAGTTGTTGAACCGGCAGAGGATGACGAGAATTTGCCAGATTTCATGAAAGATTAGAGGTGGTCGTATGAGAGTTATATCACAAGATGGCACATTGGATGCACCTTATGAAAGGTTAATAATTACTCTCAGTGGCAACGTAAGCAAAACAGAGTATTGCATTGACGGACTTCTAAGTAATCAAAAAAATTCTTTATTTGTGAAACTTGCGGTCTATTCCGCGAAAGAAAAAGCGCGGAAAGCTATGGAAGAACTGCAATATGCGTATGCGTGCCATAATACGGTGTTGCTTGGCAAAGAAAAAGCCAATGATATTCCGAATGATAAAATGACTAAAGCTGTTATTGGAGGTGTCTTTCAGTTCCCAGCAGAGGAAGAATTGGAGTAGCCTATGGAAGTTATATCAGTCTTAGAATCCGTGCAGAAAGGCATGAAAGATAACATTTACAATTTCTGCAAAGATGGAAAATGTAGCCAATGCGGTAACTGCTGTTCCAACCTTTTGCCAATGAGCAGAAAGGAAGTAGATGCAATTCACAGATATATCCGTAAGAACCATATCAAAGAATGTAAGCACTTGCTTCCTACTGTGAAGCGACTGTATGATATGACCTGCCCTTTTCTTGATACGGACAAGAGTTGTGAAAAATGCCGTATTTATCCGGTACGACCGGAAATCTGCAAACAGTTCATTTGCGACAATGAGCAGAGAGCAAAGCACAACCGGAAGTTGTTAGGGCAGACACGAGACATTGTTGATGTAAGAGAAGAATTTTTCGGAAAGTGAGGTGGTTTAAATGCTTATGCGATGTTGCGGTTCATCATCAGCAGGCAATAGTTACGCTTTAATTAGCAGCAGTGGTGAGATTCTTGCCATTGAAGCAGGTGTGAAATTTACGGATTTCAAGAAAATGATTAATTGGCGTATTTCTAATGTTGCCGGATGTATTATCTCACATGAGCATGGTTAGGAGACCATGCACAATACATAAAAGACTTTATGCAATCTGGCATCCCGGTTTATACAGCGTTTGAAACGCAGACCGCACTTGAAGTCATTACCGGAGAGCGTACGACAGCCATCTCGCCTAACAAATCGTGTCAAATCGGCAGTTTTACAGTAGTACCGTTTAATGTACCGCATGACACAGAAATTGAATGTTATGGCTATTTAATCAAGCATGAGGAAATGGGACAGTTGTTGTTCTTAACGGACTTGGAATACTGCAAGTACAATTTTTCAAAGCGGAACATTGAGCATATTATGGTTGAAGCTAACTATGACATGGAACTTGTAGACCGGGACGAACCGAACTACGAACACCGCCTGCGAGGTCACATGAGCCTTGATACGGCACTTGACTTCATTTCTACTAACGATAACCCGGCATTGAGAAATGTCGTTCTAATTCACTTATCAGATAAAAGCGGAGATCCCGCACTATTCAAACAAAAGACAGAAGAAACAGTTAAATATGGGGCAGATGTTTACGTGGCAGAACGTGGATTAGAGGTTGATATGGATCTTTGCCCGTTTTGATAGGTTGGAACACCAATGTGAAAGCATAAAAGAAACCAGTTTATGCGGTATCTAACTTTGGTAGGGAATTTAATATATCACAAAAACTAAATTGAAAGCCATGAGATACCTTTGGCGGTTGCTTAGTGTGACCGCCAGAAAGGAGAAAAAGTTGTTATTAATTGAAGATAAAGGTCAAAAAGAGGGACAACACATTCTTAAGAACCGTTATTTCGAAAATAATGAGATAGAAGTTTTACGAGCACCATTGCCGGTCGGGGATTATATTATTGCGGATGACAAGGTGTCAGACGTGATCCATAGAAAAGCAAAACGAAATATGGAAGTTAAAAAGATGGATTTTCTCGGTACATATGCTGTTGCCGTAGATACCAAAAAAGATATGCAGGAGATCATAGGGAACATCTGTGGAAAGTCACACCCACGTTTTCGAGATGAATGTATACTTGCACAGAATAATGGAATTAAATTATATGTTTTGATTGAAAATGCAGATGGGGTAAAATCTGTTGGAGATGTTTTTAAGTGGAGAAATCCAAGATTGGAGCGTTACAACAGAATAAAATATATGCAAAGCTGCGGTAAGTGGTTGAATGCTTCAATTCCAATTACACCACCAACCAGTGGCAAAACTTTTGCAAAATCAATGCTCACTATGCAGCTTAAATATGGCGTAGAATTTGTATTCTGCAGACCAGAAGAAGCCGGCAAAAAGATAATTGAACTTCTGACAAAATGAAAAAAATTAGAACTTGGAGGTAAAAATGTCGGAAAATAAGCGGTATTACTGGCTTAAATTGATGGATGACTTCTTTGATAGCAAACGAATCAAAAAACTCCGAAAGATGGCTGGTGGCGATACATATACGATCATCTATCTTAAGATGCAGTTGTTGTCGTTGAAAAAAGGTGGCTATCTGGAATATTCCGGATTGGAAGATGAATTTTACAAAGAGATCGCCCTTGATATTGATGAGGACGAAATCAATGTTCAAGTTACGATTCAGTATCTTCTTTCCTGCGGATTGATCCAGACAGTCGACAATATCGAGTATCTTATGCCTTTTGTGCAAGATAACCTAGGAAGCGAGACGGCAAGCACTCGTAGAAGTCGTAAATCTAGGGAAAATGCACAAAAAGCGTTGCAATGCAACAGTGGAACAACGGAGTGCAACATTTTGCAACAAAATTGCAATGTAGAGATAGATATAGAGAAAGATATAGATACAGATATAGAGATAGAGAAAGAAAATACAAAAGAAAGCGTGCCTGCATCTGATTTGGACTTTGACGCGGAATGGGGATGGGAATACACGATCAATGCATATCCAAAGAAAACGTCGTTAACGTCTGCCAAGGTAGCATGGATGGACAAGATTTTAGAAGTTATCGAACCGAACAGAAAAGCCGTTGCAAAGCTGATATATGAGGCTACAGTGGCATATGTTACTGACTATATAGAGAAGAATCCGGATGATACGAATTATCGCTACATACCAAAATACGGAGACTGGCTGAAAGAGGATTGCGATTACTGGATTCGCCAAGTAGAGAAACGAAAGCGAGGTGATGACAGTTGACAGAAGCAGAAATTGGAGTGATCGGATGTGTATTGATTGACAATGATTCCATGTACAAGATTTACAACAAATTGAAGCCGGAAATGTTTAGCTCTGAATTTTGTCAAGATGCTTTTGCTGAAATGCTTGCCATGTATGATCGTGGAGAAAACATTAATGTCGTTTCACTGTCTCAGACACTTGAAAACCACAAATGGGAGCCGGAAATAATTGCAAGCGAATTGAAAGAATGCATATCTGTTACCCCAGTCTCAACGGCAATAAAAAGCTATGCGGATGCAGTCATTAAGGATTGGCGGGCAAGGGAAACAAAAAGCCTTTTCCAGAGAGTGAGCCTTAGACCATGTGATATTGATAATTCGATCGCGGAAGTTCTTACAAGGCTTGAAGAAATCCAAGTTAATCAGTTGAAGAAATCTAAGTTGATGAAGCAAATCGTATCAGAGAACAAAGATAAATACTTCAATGATGATGTTGGAGAGGACAGGGTAAAGACAGGATTTTACCATCTTGACGATTGCCTTGGCGGTCTTGAAGGCGGAGACATTACAGTTGTTGCCGCGAGACCGGGAGTTGGTAAGTCTGCTATTGTGGCACAAATAATCGAGAATATGGCAAGAAAAGGCTATAACACTTGTTACTACAACATGGAGATGAACAACAGTCAGATTTATGAAAGGTTTGTTTCAAGAATGTCAAAGATTGGTCTGACAAGAGTTCGCAGGGCAAAGGCTTTTCTTGGTGGAGAGAAAGAAGCATTTGACAAGGCAAATGATGAGCTTGAAAAATATCCGATCACAATTGACGATCAGACAAATGTTATTGAGGAAATAAGAACGCAATGCAGGCATCAAAGATATGACGTGATCGTAGTTGACTATCTGCAATTGGTACGGTGTAACCGGAAGTTCAATAACCGTGCATCCGAAGTCGGGGAAGTTTCGAAGCAATTCAAAGCACTTGCGAGAGAGCTTCACGTTCCGATCATCCTATTGTCACAGCTTAACCGAGTATCGGAAATGAATGCAACGAAAGAGCCTACAATGTCCGAATTAAGAGAATCCGGAGATATTGAGCAGGATGCTTCCAATATTATTCTTATGTGGAATTTGGATGAAGACAGAAAATTTAAAGGCTTGAAAGTTGAAAAGAATCGACAGGGTACACCGTTTAGAGAAGTTGTTCAGTTTGAAGGTGATCGTATGGAATTTATCGAGCGAACCGAAACCATTGAACAGATTCAAGCACGGATGCGACAGAAAGACGGTTTCCGAGAAGTATGTGGCAGCACACCATTTGATTAAAAGGTGAATGATTATGGCAAGTAAGAAATTTGAAAAAGGTTCCGAAGAATGGCAGTTTTTTAATGACTATTATAAATTCCGGCAGCAGTTTTATGAAGCTGATAACGAAGATGAGTGGTTCCAAGGAATGATGGAAGCAGGGGAAATGCTAATTAAAAAATATGCACGGACAAATATATCAAAATATGTTCAAAGTCTTGTATTTAGTCATTTTGAAGATGTTGAGAGGAGATGGAAAAGCAAATGAGTAATGCATTAGTGAGAAAGAAAAAGCGGATGCAGCCACTTGGGTATTCCAAAAGTGAACTGATTGGAATACAGAAATATGCCAAGGCACAGAACAATGCGGACTATTTGATTACAGAATCTTATTATAACGTTCGCATGATGGCATACCAGGCACTTCATGATATGTTTGGATTCGGTCAGAAAAGAATTATCAGAGTAGAACAGACGATTGAAACGTATTTAGGAGATTCCGAAAAGGATGGAATGTCAGCAGAAGAGCTTGGATATTTCATGAAAACAAAATGCGGTATTGATGTGCGGGAAGAAACCAATAAGATTCCGTATCGTGAGAGCTTTTATCTGGTAGAGAGAAAGATTGCACCGAACTGCATGATACAGGCAAATAAGTTTTTACTGGCACAGGTATTTAATTATTTTGCTATGTTGGGTGTCTGCCTTAAAACACAGTTTAAATTTTCGGGAAATCAGATCAGACAGGTTTATGAGAGAATCAGATATTTGATTAACTGCCTTGCTACTGGATATGAAACTATGACGGGGATCGCAAGTGTATTGGAATGGGAATGTAAGTACATTGACAAGCGTTTTATCGGAAAGACGTATGAAATATAGGAGGAATGGTTGATGGACAAGTTAGTTGTGGAACTGCAGGATGGATATTTTGTGGAGATTGATCCTCTGAATTACACCCTGAGACAGAGATATGCCGGACAGGATAAGGACGGCAATGAAAAAGAAAGCGTTCGAACAATCGGATATTTTGGAGACATGAAACAGTGCGTCAAGGCTTTGTTAGAGCGTTATCCGAGGGAGTTATCTGAAAAGGCACAGATTTCCTTTAGTGAATACTTAGAACTGTTGGATAAGGCTTATACGAGGTCAGAACAGCTTGTAAACAGTCTTGGAAAATGACGGAGGTATAAATTGCACAGAGAAAGCAAAGAGAGACGCAGAATCATAGCAGAGATGGAAACCGTCAGACGAGAATACCGAAGCATCCAAACCCGGATGCATTGAGAGATTTTAAGGAAGTACCGTATCAGTTGCGGTACGGGAAGGAGAAGAAAGATGCTGAATAGAGAAAAATATGCGGAAGAGATTTTAAATATTGCATGTGAAGGAGGCAATATTGCGTTAATTAATGGAAAACTGGAAAAATGCAGGGGAGTCTGCGATAAATGTGATTTTTACATTAGAAATACTGGTCGTTGCAGAGAAAAAGCAAAAGAATGGGCGAACGGCCAGTATGTTGATTGGAGCGAAGTTCCAGTCGATACACCGATTTTGGTCAGAGATTCTGAACTTTTTGCGTGGAGCAAAGAACATTTTGCAAAATATGAAGATGAAACGGTTTATACATGGGATTACGGAAAAACGTCATGGAGCACATACGACGGTAAAATGAGTAGCTATAAATATGCTATGTTACCAGAAAGTGAGGATCAGAATGAAAATGAGCAGAATTAAAAACCGGATATCTGAGACAGTAACAGAAGCATGCGGATATTCGCCGCTGACGAAAGTGATTTCAGAGGAAGAGGTAAACAGGATTCTGGCAGAGGAAGAAAAGACTGGTGGGTGGATTCCGGTGAGTGAGCGACTGCCAGAGTCAGAAACAGAAGTACTGATAACCGCCAGAAGAAAATATAAGAGCGGAAGGTGTGTAAACATTATCACCACAGCGTTTTATGAAGATGGCAAAATGCTGGAATGCGATAGTTGTTGGAACTGGGTGGATATTGAAGGCGAATATGACGAAGAGAATGATTGTTACATTATCCCGGAGGGATGGTGGGAAAACAGACATTTTAACCAGGATGAAGTCTATAACAATCTTATAGATGATGAAGTTATTGCCTGGATGCCACTGCCGGAGCCGTACCGGGAAAGCGAGGAATAGTGATGGAAGATAGATATTTATTCCGTGGAAAGCGGATTGATAATGGAGAATGGGTTGAATGGAATGCACTCACTGGGACACCCCATGATGTAATCATTTTGGAGAATACCATCTGCCAGTGCACCGGACTTAAGGATAAGAACGGCAAGCTGATTTGGGAGAATGACGTTTGCGATAGAAAAGAACAGTATCCAGAGATTGTAAAATATTGCAATGGGGACTGGACATTGGATTACAGTTATGCAAGCCATAAGGAAAGCGGGGCTTGTTACTGCAACTTAGGATTTTATGCAGAAGAAAGAAAATGTATGGAAGTTATTGGGAACATTTTTGACAATCCGGAACTGTTGGAGGTGCAGGCATGATTAAAGGCAGAAAAGTATATGACCCACTGACAAGAACATGGAGCACTGGATATTGGGTCACTGACGAAAAGGGTAATTATTATCCTGTGTGGTCGGAAAGGAGCAGCCATGACGGAGAATGAAGAACTTAAATCATGCCCGTTCTGTGGTGGAAAAGCAATGTTCTTAACCATTGCAAATAAGTCATCACATTCGGCTGTTGGTGTAATGTTCAAAATCAAATGTATGAAATGCGGAACAGAACTTCCAAAAAGCTATGAATGTGAGATGTATATGGATCAGGACGGAGGTATCAGAACAGGGAAAGACGAGCGAACGAAAGCAACTACAGATTGGAACAGGAGGACGAGCGATGAGACTGATTGATGCTGATGCACTAAAGAAAGATTTAAAATCGGTTACTTTAAGCAATGGAACTTTAGTAAATACAAATGCAGTATTGTATTTACTAGAAGAATATCCGACGGCTTATGATGTAGACAAGGTTCTGGAACAGTTGGGAAAATTGAAGAAAGCAGAGCAGGACAGACCAGATGATTGCGACGAGGACGGATGCGGAGACGGCGAACAGATCTACGATGATGGGAGAAGCCAGGGAAGATTTGAAGCATTTGGCAAAGCAATCCAGATTGTGAAAGGCGGTGGAGTGAATGGCAATTAAACCGATTTTATTCAATACAGAAATGGTTCGGGCGATTCTGGACGGACGGAAGAGTTGTACAAGGCGAATTTGTAAAGATGCCAATGAGTGTACTGTGCCGGATATGGAATTTT